TAGGTAAAACCTAATAAAATAGTTGCGTACAATATTATTAAAATTTAGTAGGGGGTAGTAGGTAAAACCCGCACCTAAAGGCGACTGAGGTATATTACTCAGGAAATTGGATATCTTTGTAGACTATATTCCAAGCCATAAATACTACAGAATTACAGACCTGCTCCATAGAAATAGACTTAACCTGGATAATCGAATTCCAAGGTAATGATCTCCAAGATTCTTCTGTTAACTCATCTATAGAAGTAACACCCTGTTTGCATAAGTAATCTAAAATGAACTTATTATGGACAGAGAAGAAATTGATAGCTTTGTCGGTGAAAGTACAATCTAGGTAGTCTATTAAAGAGTCAACATCGTGATTATCAAAGAACTGAGATACTTCATTTCCTTTTATTCTTAGAGCCTCTAATTCTGGGTTTATAAATTCTACTTCTTGATCAGTTTCTTCTACCAAACCCACTTCAACTAAACTTACACCAGAAGTTTCATTATCTACACTAACTGAAACTTCTTCTGAGGAAGAGGATAAAGTTTTGATAACTGATTTGTTATTCATTAGAATCCTCCTTCTCATCTTTCTCGATCCTATCTAAAAGGTTTTCTAACTTGCAGTAAAGGGATAAACTAATAGCTTGAGATTCACTACAAAACCCATTTAAAATCTCACTAATGATTTTTACAGCTTCTATTCTACTTTCTTTTAAATCAATCTCTGGAAACTGTTCTTTCCAAAAGTCTTCTACAAAAGTAAAGTTTTTATCTGCCCCTACTTCTAACCAACCATGATCTACAGCCAAATAAAGACTCTGGTTTAAATCATGCCCTGATTGTAAAGAAGAAGTTTGATAACATTCCATACAGTCACGAAGGATAAAAGGTTTAAACCCCTGAAACTTATTAAGCATTTCCATTAACAAGCTATAAATAAAAGTGCTTTGGGTATCCAAACTATCTAACTCTATCTTCTCATATTTCATGTTTTTCCTTTTTTGCTCAATATTCAAATAATATTATAACTATACTTAAGATTACTTAAATACTAGTATAACACAGTGATTAAGAATTGTATGCTATATTCGTATACTATTATAAAAAAGTGAAACCCCCGAAGGGGTTTCATACTCTTTCGCTGTATTTAACTATCTTCTAGCTTTCATTACCTTCTATTATGTGAAGTTATTTTTTATTTCATACTCAGACTAAAAAAGAATTTTAACTTATAGAGGCGAAGCCTCAAGTTAATCAAAGCAAGTATCTTTAAAAGAGACACAGATTAAAAGTGTTTACCCTGAGGAGTTGTATTGTATACAAACATTCTCAGGGCTGTAAATTATTAAAACCATCCCTTACTGGCAGTATTGTGATAGTAATGTGATACCCTGAATCATTCAAAGACTTATTTCAACTGTCTAAGCCAGTCGAAATTATTCGATAAAGCGAAGCTTCACCTAATAAAAAAAAGAAAGAAAAGGGTAAAAGAAAGAAAAACGATGCCCGTAGGGGAACATATTTTTTCATATGTTGTCAAATCCGAAATTAAAGTTTTTTTGAAAGTAGGGTAAAAACCCTTTAATACGAATTGAAATAGCTCTAATTTCTATACAAATACTAGGAAAAACTAGGAATTACGGCTATAAGTAAAAAATTTGTAGCCGGAACTACTGATTAACAGCGGAAACTACTATTTTTTATAAATTCCACGAAAAAAGAACCAATTTCCATCTTTTTTTATGATTTCGTTTAAAGCTAGGAAATTCATTTTCTTAGGTTGCGGGATATCATACCCGGAGTATCTAAGCATATTCCACGCACTTTGATAGAGCCTTTCTTGGTGGCGGTCCATTTCTTCTAAAGTACGGAATACCACTTTTATATTTCTACAGGCCAGCTCATATCTTACTTGCCGGATAAGGAGGAACAGATGGCGGATGCTTTCTTCCTCTATCTCCATTCTAAAATCGAATTCCCAGTTCTCGTAGTCATCCTCGTTTAGCATAAAAGAGAAGTCTTTGCCTATAACGCATACTGTTACTAATTTATCGTTCTTAGATAAGTAGAGCTTTAATTGCTGGTAAATTTCCTGGAGGTAGGCTACTTCCCAAGTATCTTTAACTAGCATAGAACGTATGATTGCTCTTTGTTTGCTAACTAAGAATTTGTTATTGAAGAAATCAAACGATATAATACGTATTACATCGTTCTTTTTAGGTAGCCCAAACTTGAGTTGAACCTTGTTCCTGATCTTCGCCCATTCCCTAGCAAAACTTGGAAGTTTACATAATTGCATTAGCATTTGATTTTTTCGTTTATGAGGGTTCATCTAAATAACAATCTCCTATTTGACTTCAAGCTACGTAGACCCGATAATATAACTATAGCGTTATGGTTTGGGATTATCATGCAGATAACCGGGTTTTTCCTAATGCTATGTAATCATGCCTGATACAGAAACTCAAAAAGCTAATACTCTCGGCGATCTTTCCGTAAACATAAATAGGCTTATTGATGGGGAGTCTATCGAGTCTGAGCGTAAAGACTTAGTTGCTTCTTGGTATCTCAATTCCAAGGTGTTTGAAGGGAAGTTGATTCATTCAACTAAAACCCTTGCTAAAACTATTTCTAAGAAATTAGATACTGAAATTGACCGCAAGGATATAGAACTAGATATAAGGGAAATTAAGTCTACGATTCGGACTTCCCTTTCCAACGAAGATAAGGCGGAGATAGTACAGGAACAGGTTGGGCTGATTCTTAATGAGGCACAGAAAGATAGGGGGCGGTCAGTAGAACTTTATGAGCAGTTACTTATCTCTATCGAGATTGAGCAAAAAAGGTTTGAAGAGCATAAAAGGAAAAACCCGGAACTATATGAGGGAACTGTAGAAAATAAAAAAGGCTTAGTACATCCTAGAGCAGTTTCGTTCTTTGCTACACCGATAGGTAAAAGCCTTCTATTCTATTTACAGACGCAACAACGGGTGTTATTTGAAGCCAATGATCGGGTTTCCTCGATGCTACAGAAAATTCTGGACTTTGGTAACTCAAAAGAAACAGCCGAGCATATAAACCGTATTTTGAATCAGAACTCAGATAGCGCTAAAGAGCCTCTTACGGTTGAAAAAGCTATGGAGCTTCTTACTTACAGCTCCCCTGATCAAGATATATTACCCCAAGAATCCGGGGCGGTGGATATAGATTATGATTCGTTTGAGGTTCCTAGCGAAAATTTAACCCCTGCGCTCCCCGGCCCCTTGCCCGGAAAAGCGCAATTAACGGACCTTACGGATGACCCTTTTTTGGAAGACTACCCGGAAGTAGCTTGACTTTAATATAAGCTAGAGCTTAGCCTTATATAGTCTATGATTGAATAGGCGTAGTCCGTATCAGGTGTGGCTCCTTGGTTGGCTTTTGGCTTGTCCAAGGGGCCTTGCTTTTTAGAGACTATGAATCTAATCACCGATCCAAAACAACTTGCAATAATGAAAAAATGCAAGTCAAACCCTGGATTTTTCATAAATAACCATTGCAAGATCATTGATGCTGTAAAGGGGTTAATAAGATTTAAGCTTTTTAAGTTTCAATATTACTGTCTTGCTAATTTTCTAAAATCTAGGTTTAGCATAATCCTAAAACCTAGACAGATGGGTATTTCCTACCTTGTCTCTAATTTCTGCCTTTGGTATGCAATCTTTTTTCCATACAAAAATATCCTTATTGTCTCCCTGAGGGAAAGAGAAGCAAAACGCTTTTTAGAGAAAATTAAGATTGCTTATAAGGCGCTACCGGAATATATGCAGTTAGAAATCACTAACGGAAAAAAGGGGGATTACGGAACTACTACTTTGATGGAGTTTACTAATGGCTCTCGTATAGAGTCTGTGCCTACTTCCAAGGATGCGGGTAGGTCAGAGGGTTTGTCTTTGCTTGTGATTGATGAGGCAGGCTTTGTATCACATATTGAGGATATTTGGGCCGCTGCTAGACCTACTCTAGCGACTGGTGGATCGTGCATAATTATGTCTACCATGAATGGTATAGGAAATTTCTTTTATCAAACCTGGACAAAGGCATTAGAAAAAGCGAACAGCTTTAACCCTATAAAGCTACACTACAAAATGTTTCCCGGAAGAGACGAAGTATGGGCGGCTAAGGAATTGGCTGATCTTGGGCCTTTGAGATATGCACAAGAGGTTTTATGTGAGGCGTTAACTTCTGGTAGAGCTTACTTTAATCTACTGTTTATGCGGGAGCAGGAGGAAGAAGTAAAAGAGAAATGGGATAAAAAGCAGCGCCCTATTGATAAGGTAATGCAATATTTTAAAGAACAGTATGCTATAGATGAGAGTAATTACATACAAAGTGGAAGCCACGGCAGGCCTCCAGTGTATCTATCAGAAGCTTTAATCAGTAAAGAGGATTTATTGATTTGGGAGGAGCCACGCCCGGAGGCTAGATATTGCATGGGCTGTGATGCGGCTAAAGCTCTAACAGATGAGCATGATAACCAAGCATTACAAATTGTAAACTACGAGACAAATGAGTTAGCCCTAGAATACATGGGAAAAATAAGCACTAGTCAATATACTTATTTGATCATGTATTTGAGCTTTTATTACAATGATGCGTTTACTGCTATCGAGAGTAATTCTATTGGATGGTCTATAATAGAATTATTACTAGAGCTTGGGTTTCCAGAAGATAGCCTATATACTCAGATTAAACACCAAAGAAAACGTAGCCAATTTGAAGAAGACCAAGATACAGAAACTTTCGGGTTTTACACTAGTCAGACTACTAAGCCTATAATACTGCAGTATTTGCAAGGCTTGTATGAAGATGGTAGCTTTAAGCAGAGATCGGTTAGGGCTATAAATCAGCACTACACTTATCATTGGCTTAATAATACGGCTATAGGTGCGTTGCCGGGTTACTGTGATGACTTAGTTATGGCATCGGCTATAACACAAGAATGCAGAAAAAAATATGAGCCTTATTTTGATGTTGGGATGAGAGTTGGTTAATGAAAATCTCTAATTTAGTAACTCAGTTTGCAAACCAGATCACAAAACCGGACTTCTCTTTTAGTCTCCTGGAAAAAGGAGGGGAAGCAGAGATTAAACCTACGGTCGATTTTGACTTAATGAATATTCTTACTGAAAAATCAGTATTAATTCCTGATGTATCCCAAGCGGTAAAGAATGCTCAAAACACCGGCAATACTGATTATACCCTTGAATATGAGTTCGAGGATTCAGTAAACACCGAGGAGAAGAAAGCTGAGATAATCGAAAAAGCGGCGGATGAGATTCGTAAATTTGCCCGGACTGTTTACCCTTCCTCAAATTTAAAGGGGTTTATTAACGATGCTATCGGTAACATTATGCGTAATGGTGCGATTGGTGTTGAATGGGTTCCAAGAAATGACTTAGAGGGAATGCAAAAAGTATTGATTATCCCTACCTACTCAATCCGGTGGTTTAGAAAAAAGGCCGGAAAACTTGAGCTAAGGCAAAAAGTACCGATCCGGCTTATGCTTGGACAGAGTAGAACTACCTTTAAGCAGTATATTAAACTCAATGCTAAAACTGTTATTTACAAAGCTTTGGAAACTATCGATGGAAACCCATACGGCGTTCCCCCTTTCTTATCTGTTTTAACCCCTCTTCAAACTCAAGAAAACTTCTTTGATAACTTGAGAAAATACGTCAAGAAACTTGGGGTAATGGGGTTTTTGAAAATTCTGTTTAGGCCTCCTGCTAAAGGAAGATCCGAGAGTGATTCTGCCTACGCCGCAAGATTGGAGAAACTACTTGATGACAATGTGGAAAAATATAGAGGTAATTTTTCTGATGGCTTAGCCGTAGGGTTCCAAAAACATCACGAAATAGAACACCAGGATATAGGAGCGTCAGGGAGCGCAGACGGAGCATATAAGCTTAATCAGATGAATGAGGAGCAGGTGTTTTCCGCCCTTAATCAAGACCCCGCACTAGGAGGCAGAACCTACTCTACTACTGAAACCTACGCCGGGGTAGTTTATGACAAATACCTTAACGGTATGCACATGCCTCAAAGTATGATTGCCGATATCTTATCTGTAGGATTGCAGATGCACTTAATAATGAAAGGGTTGCCAATAAAAGAAGTAACTGTAAAGTTTAAGAAAGCAAAATCCCTTACTAATAAAGTCGATGCAGAAGCTAGTTTTATGGAGCAGAAAGTTCAGCATGGTTTGTATGAAGATGGTATTACAGACCAGAATCAATATGCCGGTAATATGGGCTTTGATAAACCCTCTTTATCTGAACCTCGTTATCCCTATGCTTCGGATGTTGAAACACAAGCTGAGTTTGATAATCAAGTAAGTAAAAGGGAGGATGAAAATGGCACAAGACAAACTAAAGACGAAAAAGAAAAAGGGGTTAAAAAATCTGAGTCAAGAACAAAGAGAAAATGAAATAGAGCAACTAAAGTTTAAGAAACAAAATCTTGATGTTGACTTTATTAGGGTAAGTTCGGATATTATTAGAGGTAGTACACAGGAGTAATCACTATGAAATTCACAAAAGAGCAAGTTATACAGTTCTTAAAAGCCCTCACAGAAGCAGGCAAAGAAGTAAGAACTGAGAAAGAAACTAAGGCTTTAGCTACTCTTCACGGAGAAGATGGGTCTAGTTTTCAAACTACGTTTTCCCTTAGTGAGGCTGTTGTGCAAGAAGATTCGTTACCTGAGGAAACTAAGTTAACGGAAGAGGGAGTCGCTAAGTTTGAAAAAGGGCTAGACGGCTCAAAACATAAAAGAAAAATCGAGGCCGATAAAGATAACTTTGTTTCAAAAGTTTATCGAATGCTTTCCGAGCAGGTTGTAGCCGGAATTTATGATTTTTCTCATGTCCCAGACGGTAAGAAAATTACCGCTTTAGCGCAGGCACAGAAAGATAAAAAATTCGATGATCTAAAATTCTATAAAGATCATGACCTTTCTGTGGACAAGTTGGTAGGGCTAACTACTAAATCCTGGTTCGATAATAAGAGTGAGGTTTCCGGGGTTAATACTTCGGTTTTTGTTTATAAGCCTCTGGACGAGTCTTTTGCTATTAAATTTGCAAAGGAATTTGTGGATTCAGTTAGTGTGGGGGTTTCTTTTGAGAAGAAGCGTTCCCACGAATTTGAAGACCCCTGGGATTTTTGGTATCTGCTCGGTCACGAGGTAGATGGGGAGCTGGTTAGGTTTCTGGTAACTGAGATTAACTTTGTTCAAGAGCTGTCTTCCGTATATGACGGGGCCGATCCTTCCGCTAAAGTGGATGGTGGGTTTAGTAAGTCAGAAGCAGAAACTTTTTCTAAGCAAGAAGCTCAGGAAATGATAGAAGCAGGCACTAAGCCCCTCACTGATCAAATCACAGCCCTAACGAAAGAGCGGGACACCCTGGCAGATGACAAAGAAAATCTACAAAAACAGGTAGATGAGTTCGGTAATGCAGAAGAGTTTCAAACTCTAAAATCCGCTTACGGGGTTAGTTTATCTACTTTTGCCAAGTTTGGTTATGATGAATTTGAACGCAAAAAGAAAGAATTACTCAAGTTTTTGCGTTTGAAAGGTAAACAGAGTTTTATTCCCACAATCGAAAAATCAGAAGATTTCAAAATGGTTTCCGATTTCTTTACTTTATACAAAGAGGAGATTGAAACTGAGTTTGCTTTGAAATGTTCGGCTTGTGGAAATGATACTACTGTAGACAGGCAATCGTCTCAAGAAGTCGAGTCGGAGCCTGTAGAGCTAACAGTTACTAGTGTGGACAAAGAGCAAGAAAAAGCTTTAGACGTATTTTGTGAAAAAGTTCACGGAAATTAAACTAATTTGGAGGAATTGACATGGCTAAAAATCGAATGGTGCAGGAACGGGGCTTACAGCTTACGTTTACACCTAAAACAGGGGTAACTCTGGCGGAAAATGATCAAGTCAGCCTGTCGGGATCGAAAGAAGTTACTAAGAGTAGTAACGGCAATCCCTTAGCCCTTGGGCGAGTAATTGTCGATGCGACTGGCGTTGTTAACAACTCCAAAGTAACTGTTAGAACCGATTACGGCTCTTTGATTAATTATGTAGCGGGCGAGGCTATTAGTGCCGGGCCTGTAATCTTGGGCGCTGATGGTAAAGTCTACGAATGGCATAGAAATACTGCTAACGGCGGGGCTACTATTACAATCGCAGGAGGAAATGCAGCAGGAACTACTGGGAATAAGATCACGATTGACGGTGTAGACATTACGTTTAACACAGCAAACGGGGATACTCCTACAGTTACAGCTACGGCTATTACGGCTCTTATTAATGACAATATTGAGCTAATTAATAAAGGATTGTTTGCTACCTCATCGGGGGCTGTAGTTACTGTCTCTGCTCCGGGTAAAACTGGAAACGGAATGACAATGGCTAAGACTATTGATGCGGGGGAAACACAGACGTATACTATTCCGGCTACTATTGCCAGCGGGGTAGGGTATATTGACGCAGCTTTGCATGGATTAGCAATCGAAACCAAGGCTATTACTGAAACTGTGCAAGTTTTGGTGAAGGAGTAATATCATGCCGATTAATTTAAACGTAGTTGATAAGCGGAAAACTCACGAATTCGGAGTTATCCGACAAATCGGTGATGTTACGCAGGAAGGGGAAGAGACTACAGTTAGTCTTACCGCTCCCGATGTTACGCCGAAAGAGTTCGCTAATTATGATGATTCCCATGTTTTTTATGACAAAGATCATGGAATGGTTAGTATCAAAGAAAATCTGTCTATTAAGCGGATTATGGCTAACCTTAATAAGCAGCGTAGGGAAGGGTTTCATAACTTAAGCTTGGATGAGTACCTTAAAGGGGCTAATTACAAGAACTTCAAAACTGGAGAGCCATTTACGATTAAAGACATTTATCGTCAAATGGGTTTTAACCCCGCAAGGGACACGGTTCAGTTTTTGTTAAGCACGGATAAGGTTACCGGTTCCAGGGAGTTAGTGCCTGAAATTATTCGGGCTTTTATTACCAAAGATTTGATTGAGCAGGGGATGTGGAAAAGCCTAGTCGCTACTGAGCGCTCTATCTCACAGCCTCAAGAGGATGCTCCCCATATCAACTATTCCGGGTCTAGCGCCCAGATGGAAGAAATAGGGGAAGCTGAGCATGTACCTCTGGGTGAAGTATCTTTTGGTCGAAAGACTGTAAAGATTACTCGTACCGGGGTGGGTATTGCTCTTACTGATCCTGTTAAGCAGTATGTAACTGTAGACCAGCTTGGTATTTATTTAGCTGATGTTAGTACCCGACTTAATAATGATCTTACAAGTAAGGCTATTGATATCCTTCTGAATGGGGATAAGCCTAATTTGACTGATCCTATCGGGGCTTTAGGGGTTGATAACGTGGGGAATAAAATCAAGTACAAGGATTACATTCGTGCTTTCTTGCGCTATATGAGAACGGCTTATCGTCCTACTCAGATTATCGCAAACGAGGCCGAGGCTCTAAGGCAATTCCTTGATGCTGATTTTTCTCCTAGTGCTAACAATGCCTCGGCAAGGTTTCAGCTTAATCTGGGAAATACCAGTGTTCTTTCTAGTGCTACGATGTGGGTTCATGATGACATTGCTAATGATAAGCAGTTGTTTCTTGACCCAAAAGCAGCTCTTGAGTATTTGGTGTCGGAGCCTATGCACGTTGAAGAGGAGAGAAAGGCTAGTATTGAAACTAACGCTTACTACATTCGTATGACGAGCGGGTTTGCTAACCTGATTCAGGCGGCTAAGTTCCTTATGGACGGTACCCAGACGTTTGCATCAACTGGCTTTCCTTCCTACTTAGCGTTGAAAAAGTAGAGGAATTTGTTAACTTAAATTAGGGTGGGGTAAAACCTGCCCTAATTTTTACACCAAGGATATTGACTATGTTTATTGGAATTTCAAGAATTGGAGACTTGTTCTGCAAGGAAACCAGAGTTTCTTTCGGGCCTAATTACTATACTCTTTTCTTTGATAAGAGTACGGATGTTATTAACCAAGCAATTAATAACTTTGGTAATCATGAGAATAAGTTTGGGGCAGCTATTGAGCTTATTTCGCCTGATGATAAGGCAGACCCTAAACTTTTAAAAGCTTTGATTACCGGGTCTACTTTTCCAGGCTCCGGGGTTGAGACTGTAGACGCTCTTGCGAATGCAAACGAAAACCAGCTTATGAACTGGATTAAAGCATTTCCTAAAGCATTTCCTAAAGAGATTGTAGATAAGCTTAAGAATAAGTATAAGACTGCTCCTTCCTGGGAAGATCCTGAGGACGAAGACGAAGAGGGTAAACAACCTCATCCAGACCAGAAAAAAGGAAGAGGAAGGGCTAGAGCTGTGTAATGGCTGCCTCCCTGCTAAACAGAGTAACGCTTAACCTTATCGGGTTTGAGCCTTTGTTTGCAGGGGCTGCTCTGTATACCTTTAACAAGGTACTTACAGATATTATAGCTTATACTCTTGAAGACTATGGGCTTACTGAGGGTGACTTAGCGGCAGACGAAGTATTAAGGGAAGGTTTTGTATTAAGAGCTACCCTTAATGCTTTACTGCCTATAAAAACTATCTATACCAATATACCTAAAAGAAGGCGCATAGAAGTAGGCGTAGAGTCTGAATACCAAGATTATGCTAAAACCTTAGATAGGTTGTCTGATGATCTTAAAAAAATGATCAGAGAAGTTGATGATAGGCTAGAAGGGTCTAATACTTTTATCCTAAAGTCTATAAACCCAGATACAGATGGCTCAAGTGATGCTTAGCCCTAGAACTAAAATAGTAACTATTCTTCACCAGCTCCGGGCTTTGGTGCCGGATGAAAAAGATAGCAATAATGAAAGCTTAATGTACGACGATGATTTTTATGAGTCGTTAATCACTAGAACAGGGTATAATTCTAATGCTCATTATGCCTCCTTATCCGAGACACAGTATAGAAATATGGTTGTTTCTGTGTGGGCTTTTATGGCTGGCGATCATCAAAAAATACGCAAGATGGAAGAGTTAGGCATAATCCAGGGCGAAGCTAATGTCTGGTCACATATAAGGATGCTTAAGTTCCACGGATCACAATTTGAAAAGGCTGTGTTCGGTGAAGTATCCATCCCATAGATTTAAGCTTACAGTCCTAAAAAACGATGCTTCTGTAGTCGATCCTTGGTCTGTAGAAGTAATTTCTAAGCAGGCGTGTAACTTTCGCTCTCAGCTTGATACGGCTACACAAACAGCTAACGAGTACCAAGACTTTTTTTCGTCTAAAGGGTATTGTGTACTAAAACTCCCCTTTACCGGGTCCGGGGCTATAGAGTCCGGGCAAAGGGCGGTAGTATATAATTCTAAAGAAGAGGAGCTAGGTAAGTTTGTTATAAGTAAGGTAATGTCACAGGGCAGAACTATGGTTATGGGACTAGATAGAGATTCCGATGAATGAGCTAAATAGTATCTTATACCCGTTGATTGTTGATAAGGCCTCAGAAGCCACTTTAAATATAGTTCAGCCTGTTATGAATTTATCAGTAATGCACAGCTTACAAACTCAGTATAAAATGCTTAAAGCTACTCAAAACTGGCTACAAAGGAGAGAGTCTTTTCTGTATGGGGCTTTTACTGGGACAGAAGTTGCAAACACAAAAAGAGCCGGGAACCCGATAACTGGCGCAAAAGCCGGAGCTAGGGCTAGAATGCAGGCCGTGTTTAAAAGGACTAAACTAAGAAATAAGTGGGCTAAGAAAAGGAAAGGTCTTAGAATGCCTTATACAGATCATACCGGGCAGGCCTCTGGTAGTATAACTATAGATTCTCGGTGGGTTGGGTCCAGTAGTGGTTTAGGCTCCTCCGCAAATATTAATATAGGTATAGGCGGTTTTATCGACATGATAAAAGGGCATGAGTATGTGGAGAATCTTGATAATATATCCCGTAAAAAATATGGAAAAGGGATTATACAGTTTGCGCTACATAGAGCAAAAATTCCTATAAGGCAAAAAATTCGCTGGAAAGACTCTTATGCTACAGTTAAAAGCAGGCTCGGAGATTTCCAATTAGGAAGGAAAAAGCACGAAATATCGAAAGCTAAAATGTTGCGTATGATTGCCACAGCTAACGCTCCCGGTAATATTAATACCAAAAATACTACTAAGATGGACTAATGGCTACCGGGGATTTAGAGACTAAAGTATTAACAGCCTTAAAAGCTGATGGTACTCTAACTGCTCAAGTTCTGGCTTCTGGTATGTTTGATGCCCAGGTTCCGGCTAACACTAAATTAACAACCCCTTATTTAATAATTTCTAGCGATACTAGAAATGTAGGCCCACAAGGTACTAGAATAGGAGAGGGCCTTTTAGAGATAATTATATTTGATAAGGCTAATAATTATTCTAGGATAAATTCAATAATTGAAGATTTGATTAGAATTTTACATGATAAACATTTTATAATCACAGGGAGCTACTTCTGTTTTTTATCTCATGAAGCAGTTTCTATCATGCCGGTGGATGAGGCGAGACAAAGCTTAATATCAAAAAATTGTGTTTTTTCCATTCACGAATCACATTCTTAAAAGGAGTTTGAAATGACAACTAGAAATATTTTGGTTTTCGGTGTTAGGGATTTGAAAATTCAAGCTGTAGCTACCGATCCTGAGGGCAATAACCCTATGACTTACCCTAATGTTGCGGGGAGTATTATCAGTATTCATGGTATTAATAATGCTAATTTAACCCTGGAACAGGAAGAGGTCGAGGCTAGAGGAGATGACGTTGTTCAAGGCATAGTAGCCACCCCTGCTAATGTACGTCTTGATTTAGGCAACGCTCAGCTTAATCTCGATGCTATGGGTGTTTTGTTTGGGGGGGCTAAAACCGATGTTTCCCCAGATGAAATTTTTACGATGGACGGTAGAACATTCGGCCAGTATTTTAGAGCTGAATTTATTGCGCTTACTGATGATGGTAAGCAGTTTAAAGTAGAGATTGCCAAGATGAAAGCCAGTCAATCTACTGCCCCTTTCGCCGATAAGCAGTTCGCTTCGCCTACTTTCCAGGCCAGAGGCGTACCGCCTAAAGGCAAAGGTGCAAGTGCTACGCCGATGCTTAAAATGACTTATACCTATGGGTAAGTCTTAGTATTAGTTACTAATAAGTAGGTAGGGTTGGCTTTAGGGCTGCTCTGCCTATTTTTTTATATAAGGAGATTTTGAATGGAGCAATTACCTGTTGCGGAAGTTATGGAAGAGTATAGGATTACAGATAAAAATGGTATTTCTTTAGTTCTTCAAATTAAAAATGTACCCGTAGTTCAAACAGCTAATAAACTAGCTAAAGCGTTGCGTACAATAAAGAATCATTGGTTTAGTTCCGAGATTATGGAATCTAATTTAGTTGAGCAGCTAAAAGATGATATCCGTAAATTGCGGGATGAGTTCGATGACTTGGAGGCTAAGGTTCCTGATTTAAAACAGGAGAATACAGAAGACTTGAAGGTATTCATTGAAATTAATGAGAAGCTGGAAAAGTTAGGAAAAGACTTAGCAAATAAAACCCAGGAACTAGAGTTTGAAAAGCTGGTAGTCTCTATAGAGAGAGGGTCCACTATGCCCTTGATCGTTATTAAAGAAGTGCTAGGTATTATATGCCCAGGGACTAACGTAACCGATGATTTAGCTGAGTGTATTTCTTTTAAGGATATCTTAGGCTTAGCTGAAAAGTTCATGGAGGTAAATAAGCTTGACCAGATACCAAAAAAGCTCCTACCTCAGGGAATGAAAGAACAGATTCAAAAGCTAATCTCTGGGGGTCTGGCTTAGTATGGTTATTGGGGTTAGGTTATAGTAGAGACGACATTATTTTAAAGATACGGTTTCCAGAATTGGTTACGCTTATAAGGACGCAATATGCAATGAATGAGCAAATGAACAAAGCTTCTGGTAGCCCAGGAGGGCTAACCCCTTCCTCGGACCCAAGAATCCAAGCAATGATTTCACAGGCGGAAGCTAAAAAATCTAAAGGTTAATTATGACAGAAACTCACACTATAGTAGTAAAAGCTGATATATCTGATGTTAAAAGACAGCTCAGAAGTCTTGAGGACTTCGCTAAGCGTATGGAGGCTCTAAAAGTAGATGGGAAGTTTGACAGAAATAGGGTTATAGAAAAACAAAAAGGTCGAGTAAGAATCTTAACCCGTGAAGCATCAAATCTTCTACATATTCATGAGCAAATAGAAGAAACACAAGGTAAGATAAATACACAGTATAAGCAGGCCTTAGCCACTGTTCAGGCAGTAAGAGGCCCTAAACACGCACACCGATTTTTTCAAGAGAGGGTAGTAAATCCTGAAACAGGTAAAATGAACTTTCAGGATATTGCAAGAGGGGATACACCTACAGGCGTTTTAAAATTTAAGAGGGGCTTAACCGACGAAGCTAAACAAGCGTATAGGCAGGCGGCGGAGATTACTTCTATATCTGCTCTAGGGAATGTAGATACTTACGACAAGCAGCTACGAACAGCTAAAAGAAAAGCAGATAGATTGTTTGGGTCTGATGTGGGGTCCGTAACGGATTCTATAGACAGGATGGTCAGCTCCGTAACTGAGGAATCTTTTCTCAGAAAGGGCGGAGTAGTAGCAAATAACAGAGGTAATCCGGTATTCCCAGACCCCACTAAGCAACTAACAAATGAGCAAGTTGTCAGCATGTTTAAGGCTAATAACCCGCAAGCTAGTAAAGCAGCCCTAAACAATTACTTAAAAAGACTGGATAACGACAATTATTTCAGTGATGAATTCGGTAAAGGTAAAACTACGGCTCAGGTAGACTACAGGGTAAAGCAAAGTGAGGAGGCATTTAAAAAAGCTAAAGGGGCAAAAGACCTTAAGCATATGGAAAAGCTTAGGGGGTCGTTGGAGCAGTATTCTAAAAAATTCATGCACCCTTCTTTATTGGATAAGGTGCAGCGCTCTTTGGATAAATACGATACGGCTATACGAGTCAGAAGGGATAAGGTAGAGGCGGCGGCCACAAAAGCAGCAACTAGGGCGGCCAAAGTACAACTCGAACAAACCCACGATAGGCGAATGGGGGAGCTGTCTGGCAAATCCGAGAAGCAAGTTAAAAGCGAGCTTAAGAAGTCTTTAAAAGCAGAGCAAAAAGCAGCAAAGACTCTTGAAAAATACGGAACCGAAAAGGCTAAAACAGCTCTTGAGCAGGCAACCCTTTATAGAAAAGGGCTTACTACCTTGGTAGCAAACAAGGAAAAAGAAGCACAAGCTGTGAGTAAAAAACAAAAATCAGATGCCGAAGCTTCTAAAGTAAAGAGAATAGTTGATAGACAAAGAGACTTAGGTAATAAGTTTAAAGTCGCTGTTGGTAAAAAAGATTATGCCGATATCCGCAAAGTGGAGGCTATAGCAGCGCAAAGAGGTAAATTTTTAGCAAAGGATTTCCCGCAGGAGGCAGCTAAATATGATGCTTTATCCGCTAATGCTCAGTCTAAGCTGGAGGGGAGAGGTTTAGGCGTAGGAGGAGGGGCAGTACCTAGGGGGGTTATAGAGCAGGCAGCTAAACTTAAATCCCTGTCGGAGGCTAATACAGCAGTACAGGCTCAGCAAGCTAGGCTAAGAAAAGCAACCGTAGCTCTAGGTAAAGAAGATAATGACGTAAATGCCCAGGCGGTAGAACGAGAACGAAAATCTTTAGACCTGCTTAAGGGAAGCCAAAAGGAGTTCAGGGCGCAGGCGGTAGTACGGAGAAACTTATTCACCAGCTCCTTGCAAGAGGACGTTAAAACAATGTCTGTTCAGCAGTTAAAGAATAAGCTTCTGAGAACAGAAAAGGAAATTAAAGAGCAGAGGACTAAAACCGGAACCAGCAGGGATAGTTATGATCTGGCTATTCTTAAGGAACACGAAAAGCGTAAAGGAATTATAGAAAAAGGGATTAACGCTAAAGAAAGAGCAGTCAGTAACCAGAAGATTCAAAAGCAGAAGGACACTACCTCATTAATAGATTCTGAGATTAACAGATTAAAGACAAAACAAAGAGCGTTAAAAAAGGAAGAAAACACCAGAAAAGCTATAACAGAGGCTACTAAGCAATCAGCTTTTGCTAGTAAGGCAGCGGCTTCTATAGTAGGCAGAAGAGATACTTTACTTAGTAAAGGCTCTTCAAGAACTGCAGCGGAGGGTAGCGAGCTTGACGGGCTTGAAAAAAGGTATGGGAAATTAAGAGGTCTGGAAAGTAGTTTTAATAACATAGTCACTAAAAACCAAAACGCCAGAGATAGAAAAGCAAAGCAACTCCTGAATCAAAGAGGTCAAAGGAAAAGAAAACAGGAAGCCGACGATAAAAACAGGGCTAGGTTCGGCAGAAAGGTAGCTGCCGAAGAGTCGAGATTAGCCAAGATTACGGCAACAAATCTAGTAGGCCTTAGAGCAGAGGCCTCCAAGTATAGGGCAGAGCAAAACCGCATTACGCAGGAGCTTAGAAAGCAGTATAACGCAGGTGAAAAATTAGGAATAGCCCAAGAAGATATGATAGCCAAAAGTCAAAGATTGGCTAAAAAAGAAAGAGAAGTTCTTAACTTGATTAGGGCGCAGGAAGCGGCGGAATCTTCTGCAGCGTCATTAAGGGAAGGTAAAATAGCAAAAGCGGTAAGTAACCGCTACCAAGGGGTAGATACTAAAGTAGGTGCCATATATAGCCGGGGAGCTGCCGGAAAGAGTAGTTTTCTTCCTACTGTAAGAACTCAAAGGTCTATCTCCCTGCTTAGTAAAGAGCTGGCGCTTACTAGAGAAAAGCTATCTGTTTTAAATAAAACCAAGGAAACTCAACGTAATACTTTTCTGATACAAAAGAAAAAGAACGCTTTATTACAGCTTGAGGCTAGTTTGGTGGGCAGAATAGGCAAACTTCAAAAGTTGCAAGGCAGGTTTTGGGGGGAGGCCCAGAGAAGTTTTACCCAGTTTAGGCAAGTATTTTTTACTGCTTTAATCGCCTCTGCTACTTTTGTATATCCTATGATGAGGCTTATACGCACAGCGGGGGAGGCAGAAAAAGCGTTAAATGCTTTGAATAGGCAGGCTAGGTTTAGCGGGATATTTGGGGATAGGGCGCAAAAGACCGTAGCTAATTTAGATATTGTTCAGAAAGGTCTAGTATCTATAGGCGAGGCAGGTAAAGCAGTAAGAAATCTAATGAGGATGGGTTTTACTTTTGATGAGGCCGTAGCAGCAGCAAAACAAATTACAGAAATATCCATTGAAAATAAACAGTCTGCATTAACACTGGGCCAAGCCCTTGTTTCTACTACCGAGGGTTTTCGTCAAAACTTGTCCGTGTTGGCCGATGCCGGTGGTATTACTAAAAATATATCACAGATTAATAAAGAGTATGCTGATTCTATAGGTAAGACTGTGGCTCAACTCACGAAAAGAGAGAGGGTGATGGCCTTACAAAGGGAAATTAGTATAGAGGCTACCCTTGCTTCTGGGGCTTTAGAATCCGTTATGTCTACTTTGGCTGGGTCGGTTGATAGCACTTCCGGGGCTTTTACTATTATGCAACAAAAACTAGGCTTGGAGCTTAAGCCAGCTATTATTTATATAACGAAGCAACTAAAAGAGTGGATCAAAAGTTTCAGCGATACTGCTACCGGAGTAGGAAATGTTACATCACGTATAGGGGTTGCTATTTTTGCTATGACTAAGTTTGCGGCTGTTATAGCAATATTGGCTGCGAATATTTTCTTGGTTAAAGGGGTTTTAAATAGTTTTGCCGGGGCCATAGCCTGGATTATACCTTTGCTTATTAAAGGGGGCGCTGTGGCGGGTTTTTTAGGCTCAGCAGCAGGCCCAATAGCTCTCCTTGGTTTAGCTATAGCGGGGTTGACTTACTATATTTACTCAGAAATACAGGCAATGGAAGACCTTACTAAAAAGAATAGGGAAGCAGTTAGGCCTATTCACCTAGTAAAAAAAGCTGTGAATGATTTAGGCAGAGAAGCAAATAAAAATCAAAGGGATTTAGCCGACCTTAAAGCTAGTGTTGATGCTTTTAAAGACACCGGGGAAGGGGTAGATCAGCTAAAGAGTAAGTTTCTACAGTTAGCTGAGGTTCAAAATAGTGCTTTTTTAACCGGTATGGTAAATGCTGATAATTTTGGGACTAAAGTAGATAAGGTTTTAGGTATAGTTGAAAGACGAATGAAAGAAACTATGCGCTTAAAGGCCTTAGCTGAGCGAGATTTAATAAGAACCGAAATTAAGACTAAGGAAGAGGGCTTAAGGAGCTACGGGTCTAGCAAAGGAAATTTTGTAAGATCAAACATAATAGCTGCCAAGGTTTTAGACGATGAAAACTTTGCTAAACTACCAGGTAACTTTACCTCGGATGATTCACAATTACTGGAGAGGTTTTTACAAAGTACTACCCCGGAGGAGTTGGCAAATTTAAGGAGCACAGATACTAAAAGCAGGACAGGGGATAGGCTACTGCATATGGTGATGGGTTTATCTGATAGTGCTTTTGGCCCAAACGTAGCGAATAATATAAAAAAGTATTTTAGGCTCAGCAGCAGGCCCAATAGCTCTCCCGGTTATGGACCCGCAGATCCAGTTCCTGGTAGTAATAGGCAATACGCTAATAGGCCTAAAGTGCTAGAGGTTCTATATTCTTTGATGGAGAGATATACAGAAGAAGCAAGACAAGGGGAAATTAAAAATCTGGAAGAGCTTAGGTCTAGGCTAGAGTTAACGAATAAAATTATAGCCGGGAGAGTATTTAAAACTTCTGGGTTATCGTCTGGGGAAGAGGTAACGGAAGACACCACAAAAGAAGATTTGGAAACAACCCTTAAAAAATTCAAAACATTTGAGAATTTAACAGCCGCTAACTTAGAAATGCAGACCAGATTATCTATAACAGTAAACAACTTACCGAAAGGTACCCCAAAAGAAAAAAAGAGCTTTTACAGCTCCCTTATCGAGGCTCTAAGAGGTCCTGATAATGAAATAGAGCTAACAAGGGAGGAAATTTCAAATTTAACTGAAGAGGAGGTGGAAATAGCAGAACAGGTAAAAAAATTGCTAATAGCCAGGGAGAAGGTTAGGGAAGCAAGAGAAAAGCAAGATGCCAAAAACTCTAAGAGAAGAGATGAACGGCTAGGCAGAGATTTAGCCGCTTATTCTAATCTTGAAGATTTAGTAAAAGATAAAGGAAAAGAGATAAAGGGTTTGGAAACAGAGATTAAAATGCAATATGAGATTCAGGACTTGAACGAAGAACTGAACAAAGCAGAGGAAGGGGGTAAAGCCTCAATACAGGCACAAATTCAAAATCTTCAAAGAAAGCAAAAACTTGGCAGAATAGTAAATAAATTAATGGGGGAGGCTATAAGACATGAAGATACTACTGCCGAAATGACTTTCTACAAAGACAGGAAAACAGAGGAGCAAATAAAGGAACACTTAAAAAATGTTCAAGCCCTTATTGCCGTTAAACAGAAGCGATTAAAGCTTGCTAAATCTTTAGGGGTTATAGATAAACAACATATAGAAATACTAGAAAAGCAAATTAGCGATAGGGAGAAAGAAGTAAAACATTATCGGGCGCAATTAGCAGATAAGCAAGTACAAAACAGAGCTTATACGCAAATCCTGGAAAAGGAAAAAGCCTTAAATGAGAAGTATAGAAACAGAATTATCCAAGTGTTTGAGCGCATTAAACTTCGTAGTCAATTAAGTAAACTTCTGGAAAAAGCTCAAACCGACCCAGCTAAGAATAGGATTAAAAACAAGATATCGACGTTTGATGAAAAGAATCGCCGGGGTATACAGAACTTAAGTGATCTAAAATCCTACGGTATCGGTGGGGGTATACGAGAGTTGGAGGCCGAGAAGGAAGCAGTAGATAAACTAAGAGAAAGGATCACAAAAGACACTAGTATAAACAGAAAAAGTGAGGAGGCTCAGCTTAAAGACTCAGGGGATAGGCTTATACAGATTGATCAACAAATAGCTAATGAGAGAATTCGTATTACTCAGCAAACAGCTAATACTATGAAAGAAACTTGGACTAGTGGGTTCGCTGATATAATTAAAGGTACTAAAACATGGGGGGATATGCTCTATGATGTTTTTGCCGGGATTATGGATCGCTTAAATAAATTAGTTATGGAAAGGGCTATAGAAGAATCTTTTTTAGGTAATCTATTTGATAGCATTGCCGGGTCTGTAACTAAGGGCGGCTTAGGCGGAGCGGATGGTATGCCTAGTTATTTAAGTCCTTCATTAAGCAAAGTGGGTGGCGGGGATATTCATATTAATATTGAAGGGGATGTAATGGACCCCGAAGCTATGGTAGAAAAAAGAATGGCTCCGGCAATACAAAAAGTAGTTTATGATACTGGTAGAAAAACTAACTTATTCAAAGGAAATTAGATATGGGCGTTCTCTCCCCCTATGTTACTAATCCTGGAGATTTTAAATGGAAGCCGAAGCACACTATTTCGGTGGATGAGGATATACCGAAAGTTTTAAGCACTACCGGAACCAATGTTGTAAAAACCGCAATTATAGGTAGTGCGCCTGCTAGATCATGGGAGTTAGAGTTTGAGTGTAGTTTAGCTATTTATCAAGAAATTTACACCTTTCTAAGGTCTAAGCGTTTCGGCGGTTTAGAATTTACTTGGAGGGACCAAGAAATAAATAAGCTCTTCACGGTAAGGCAGGCAGAAAAATTGAAAAGAAAGGTTTATTCAGATAACACAGATAACCAAGATACCCTAGCGGTTCATTTTTCTTTATCTCTAATCCAATCTACGGATGTTGCGACGATCTAATGCCTAAAGTTGACCCAGAAATTTCAGCCTATTTCCAAAACCATACGGTTAATATAAGCTTTTTTATGGAAATAGAAGTATCTGTAGGAAGCCCTAATATTTACTACCGTTACTGCATTAATAATTTCCCGCTAATAACAGATAGCGCTACTGTTAATTGGCTCCCTTGGCCTATTGATATAGAAGAGTTTTTACACCGATTAAACGAAACCTCACATTCTGCAAGGGTTAATATTTTTGATCCTGCCGGTATCAATACTCCTGGGTCTATTAAGTCTTTGTTACAAAATGAGCAAATACTTAATAGGTCTACTTTCAGGATGTGGCTAGTACCTCTGGGCGTTAGAGATAATACTTTTACTACCTGTAAAATACACAGTACAGACCTAAATAAAGTGGTTAATTTTGCAGGTAATCCGGGGCTTGGGGTTACTGATCTTATAGAGGTAGGGGATAGTAACGGTAACTATGCCGGAGAAGTAATAGCTGTAACTATGAACGGTGCTGCCGAGGAGATAGAGGTAGATTACGGAGGTAACGGGCCTCAGACATTAAACCAAAACGCCACTATAAAAATACCATTTTATAAGGACAGGCAATTTTGGGTACAAATGTATGTAGGAAAATTGAATACCGCATCCCCCGGCGAGAGTGGGGTATCTATTGAACTACAGTCAGAGGTTGATTTTTTATCTGGGGAAATTCCTAAAGTAACTTATAGCTATACCTGCCCGTATAATACAGGAGACATACATTGCAGTAGAATTACTTCTAATTTTGTTAAAAGTGCCACTTATGATGTTATTTCCGGGTCTGGTAAAACAATCACAGTAGACAATATACAACCTAGCGGAACGGTAGTCCCCCCCGCAGGGGCTACTGATTTAGCTTATTGGACAATGGGGTTATGCACTTTCAAAACTGGGGGGCTGTCTGGTCTTTACAGGATAATCAGGTCTTGTGTTCAAAACGGTACGGGTTACGATTTAACTTTGGATAGGGCAATACCTGGTTCTATATCCTCTGGAACGGCAGAACTAAAACCAAATTGTAATAGGACTTTCAAAGACTGTAAAGATAGGTTTACTAACAATGTAAATTTCGATGGTAAGCAGTCTATTATTCGTAGTGTTGGAGGGCTTAATGTGCCACGTACAGAAAATTTTACAGGATGAGTTTTTAGGCAAGCCTTACGTTATAGGGGGCAGAGGGGATCAAGGCTTTGATTGTTTAACTCTTACTATGGGAGTTCTTAGCAGGTTCAAGGGCATAGTAACAGATAGAGAAGTGATTAAGAAATATCGAGAATTCTACTCTTTCAACGATGTTAGGTTTTTATTTAAGGAAATGCAGAAACACTTAGAACTAGTTTGGAAAGGGTCTTACACTAATTTTAAGTGGCCGCCACTCAAACAGTTCGATGTTTTGATTTTCAGGGTAGAAACTATCCCATGCCACTTAGGTACTTACATAGGAAATAATGAAGTAATAACCACTACGCAAGATAGTTGTGTGCGTATTATATCCTTAACCGATCCTCATTGGTTTAAAAGGATATACGCACAGTTTAGGGGGTAACTATGCCCGGCGCAGCTACAGCAATAATAGGCGGCCTAATGGCCGGAATGCACGTAGGTCAGTTAATTTGGTATGTATCTAGTAATGTAGCATTAAACGCTTGGACTAGGCATAGAAATAAGAAAAAGCCCCAAGAAATAGGAGGGCGGCAATCCTCAGCCCCTGGAACCAATGTAACTATAGGTGATCCTATAATAGTTGTATTTGGGGTAGTTAACACAGGCGGGACTTTGTTTGACTCCCTAACCCCATCAAGCGGGGCTTACCCGGTTCACGGCGGTATAGGGTATGCCTTGCCTAGATACTTTTCAGAGGGTATAGAGCTTATAGATAGAAACTCAATAGCTTTTGATGGGCCTCAGGAATCCTTAAACTATGCAAAATTAACTAAGGATGCAGAGAGTGGAGCAGCGGTTTATGATCAAACCGAAATCAGAAAAGCTTTAAAGTTCTCTAACGATTCCAACAAAAAAGCTAATAATTTAATCCTAAAGTTTTTTAGTAAAGGAGGTTTTAGTGCGGGGTCCACTGGGGATATTCTTACTCTTTATGAAAAAATTAATCCTGATAAAAACCCTTTTGTGGTAATACCGCAAGATAGGTATTCAAGAGGCGTACCAAGCGGAGGTTATGTAAGATCACAAGGATTTTATTTAGATTACTCTTTACCTCCTATAAACGGCGAACCTGCTACACAAATACAAAAAGGTGATATTCTTATTTTTTATACTGGTAGTGATTTTGTTACTAGGGAAGTTAACGCTGTTGTTTATCCTTATGTAAGAAAGGATTATAGTGGAACTCAGGCTGAGCCTCGATTAGTAGGTACTACCACGTTCCCAAATACAGTTTTGGTTATGTTCACTACGCCTGTGCGCAGGGATACTTTACAAAAAATAAGCCATGTATGGACTAATTACACTAAAATTGACGTACTTAGATTTAATGGTGTAACAAACCGTAACCCCGATTCTTTTTTAAGGTTCTCCCAATCAAATTATAATAATAATAATCATCTTGGCTGGCTTAGTGTAGAGGTTAGAGAGCCCCTCCCCACCACAGACCCTAACGTACAGGAAAAAATAAATAAGACTTCTGTATCTACTGTGCCTAGTATTGTAGGGTTAATTGCTGATGAGTCCATGCAAATGAGCGTAACTTTGCCCACAAACGCAAACAATGAAACTTTTGCGTTTAGGGTTTCGGGTATTAGCAAAATGTGGACTAACCCAATAGCGATTATATATGAGATTTTAACTGATCCAGGTATAGGGCTTGGGCTTGATCCTAAAATTCATATTGATATGGATAATTTTGTAACAAACTATAATAAATGCAAAGCCACGGATACTAGTTTAAAACCATCAGGGGGGGATGAGGCTTGGAGGTTCGGCGGTTATGTTTTAGCTAATGTTCAAGAAGCTAGGGAATACATACAAGATATTCTTAATCACATTCATGGAGACTATGTATGGGATGAAGAAGGAAAATTTAAAATTTTCTTGAATGCAGATGAAGACTATACGCAGTCTTTCACTCAAATCGACATGCGACACATTGTTAGATCAGAGGCTAGGAAAGGGGCTTCTATAGGTTCTTTAATGTTTAAAAGCTCATATACGGAAGCTAATGATAGGTATAACGAGCTAAACGTGCGCTATATAAAACCAGATAAGGAATTTATAGCAGACTACTTTTTGAAGCTGGTAGACCTACCAGATATTACGTTTTCTGGGACTCGTAAAACTAAGAATATGGATTTGTTAGGGTTTATGGAAGATAAATATGCCAGCAAGTCAGCTAACATCCATATGGCTAGAAATGCTTTAGAAGATGAGTTTTTTGAAATGGAGCTTAATACTTCTAGGGTAGAGATAACAGCCGGACAGATAATAGAGTTAGTAGCTTTTGATTCTGCGGAAGATAACGCAAACATAGAAAGCCAGTATTTTACGGTTAACTCAGTAGAGTCTGATGCTGGGGATCATATTTTAGTCTTTGATGATTCTGAGAATGTACTTACCCATGCAGAGATAGAAGCTGGTCAATCTATAGTTAAAGGGCCGACCGTAGGGCCAATAGGAAGACCCGCTAATACTTTTGGTAAACCTAAGATATCTTGGGGTAAAAACGAGGTTACTTTAACCTTGGATGTAGACCCTACAACTTTGGGGATAGCTGTAAATTCCTGGTTTTCGGTAACGTCCGGTGGTGTTACTAGAGTTCTGTGCTGTAAAGCTTTGGGCGGTTTTTATGGCGTAACTGCCGCTCTAAGGATTAATGAACTAAAGCCTGGGGATAAGGTAGAGTCTGGAGGAGAAACCTTAATTATAGAAGAGGTTGGGCATAAAGAAACAGGAGAGTATTTCGCTAGAGTTACCGGAACTTTTACTACCCCTCCAGTAGGTATACCCGTAAACCTAAAAAGGCTTAATGGTATTAGACAACTTAAAGAAAGTGTTTTAGCTAGGATAATGGAGGTTAAAGTAAGCCCGGAGTTAAAACTTACTGTAACAGCTAGGAAAATAGCACCAGAGGCTTATGGGGCAGAAAACCTTAACTTTATCACAGCCTCCTCGCCTGATTATGTAATAAATGATAGCTTATTTTTAACTCCGGGCGCTCCGGCTTTTACTGAGTTTAAAATATATTCCGCACAAACACCCGCAGGCAGGGGAACCTATGAAGCTTTCGCACAGTTAATAGGGGTTTCTGGTACCAATGTAAATAGAACTATAGTTACTATTTATGCTAAAGACTTGAATTTAATGCAGGAAGATCAGGTAGTATTTACTCAAACTTTATATAGAGGGCAAAGCTCTATTACTGCTAATCTTAGTAGGGTAACTCAATTTCTAACTGAAAATAATGTTTCTTTTTATGCTTCTGCTATTAACTATAATGAACATAATTTAAGCTCTGAAATTGCTTATTCCGATGGTGCTGTAGAGGATGGCGGAGTAGGGGGTTTAGTAGAGTTATCTCCCGATGATTTACCACCAGAGCCGGGCGAGTGGGATTTGGCTTACTATGATTCTGAGGCCGGTGGTGTGGTATCCGGCAAATTCGGCAAAACGATAACTTTAGCAACTAAAAAATATACGGCTGAAATATACGCCGGATTAGAAATAAGAACCTCAGACTCTAACTGGGGGTTAAAAGCCAATAACACAGCAGACGGAAATTTAGTAACTAGAGGTCCACAGCAATTATTTTTTGAAATTAAGGAAAATTTACCTACTACTCGTAGTGTATCTTACTTTTTGAAAACTTATAACACCGAAGGAACTTATTCTACTTTAGCCAAAGAGCTTCAATTAGTAGACTCCCAGCCGGCCTTAATTCCGAGCGGTAATATAAGCGTTAAAGAAACAGGAAATGCTATTCACATAGATGTAACTCCTTACATTAGCGGGGCTTACGAAAACGATATAGTTGAATATATACTGTACGTGGAAAACACGGGGCAGCATATAGACGGGGCGCAAGCTTCAAACGTGTATATAGAAGTTGACAGAAAGACTACCCCCCATTTCCTATACTCGGTTCCTTACTCTTTATTTACAGGAGAAACCTTTACAGGAAATATAAAAGTAGTGGCGGAAGACAGACTTACTCCTATAGTTGCCGATAACCAAGAACCATCAGCCGCTATAGTTGCGTATACTATGCGTAAAGTGGCTTCTGCTGATGTAGCGATTGACGCTTTAGCTTCTGATTTAAGTGATAATAAATTCCTATTGGCTAATTGGGGATCGGACGAATACCGGGATAATTTTGGGTATTCTTTGGCGGTTTTAAATGCTGATAATTTTTCACAGTCTATAACGCTTAAGGCATCTACTAACTATGTCTTATCTTTTGAAGCAAAAAAGACTAATGTAAATATAGGTATTACTGTGTCTGGCAGTAATAACGGATCAGTAACAACAAGCAATACCGGAAATTTCGAGTTATTAACATTTAAGTTTACGACTCCTGTAAGCACTGTTAATAACCAAACAGTATTTACTATTACGGGCGAAGGTAATATTAAGAAAATTATGCTAAATGAAGGTACGCATGCTATGGCATATACCCTTCATGCAGACGATCAGATAGATAATGCCAGAAACCGTGAACACAAAAAACAGCTCGCAAACGAAGTGTTAACAATTCTGTCTAATATGCAGACAGTTAATACTGATGTTGATACAGAAAGGGCTAGGATTGATGTAGCAGAAGATAATATTAATCTTAGAGTTAAAGGGGATGATGTAATTAATTCCATTAATCTTAGCGAGGAGGGTATAGCTATCGCCGGTAAAGCTCTGATAATAGATGCGGTAACTAGGTTTATAGACAGTACTGGTACTGTTTATGGTGTGGTTCTGTCGGTAGATGCCGGAAACCAGACCATAGTCGTATACAATCAGGCTAAAACTATATGGGCTTCCGGGTTAGGTACTATGGTTTCTTATGATACAGACGGGCTACAAGCTCCTAGTGGAGGCAGTTTTGATTACGGAGATTTTGTTATAGACCCAGGCAACGGAAGAAAGGTTACTTTAACTGGGGTTACAGGCACTTTCCCGGCAGTAGGGGATTTTTTCACTAATGATGCTAACGATAAGGGGCAAACCAAGATTAGCGGAGGTAAAATTCAAACCGATGCTATTATTGCAAATCATATATTAGCCGGAGAAATAGGGGCGGAAAAGCTAGCTGCGGAAAGTATAACCACCAATTTCCTAAGTTTAATAGGGCAGCAGAATATAATCTTAGACAAGGATAAGGGCATTCTTATCTTTGATGCTTCCGAGACTGCGACTGTTAATACCACTATAACTACTCAAACTAGGTTTACTTTTTCTCAGAATTATGGGCTACAAGTAGGGGATTACTTTAAAGTAGAAAACGGGAATAATAAGGGACTGGTTTTAAAAATAACAGCGGTTAATGCGGGTAATTTTACGGCAGATTTTAACCAAGTGCCTAATGACTTCTTAGATAACCAGCCTCAACCACAGCACGAAAACGTAGTATCCGTTACTTATTACAAGGCTGCTGGAAATAATTTTATACAGATAGGGTTAGACTCCGGTAATAAGGGCGTTATACATATCGGGGATGGTAATAGCTCTACAAAACTAAGTACATCGGGGTTGGAGATTAAAGACGGTAGTTTAAAAGTAGGAGCTGGGCAAGATTGGTTACAGTATAATGGCTCAGAGGGTTTGTGGTTAGGAACTAATACCCCAAACGATTTTACTTTTGACAAAGGAAAATTTAGGGTTGATCTTGCTGGTAATGTACAGGCTAATAGTATCGATGTTGCAGCATTAAACCAATTTTTTGACGGTATTACTGTTTCCCAGAGTTTTGTGGATATTTGGAATAACCCAATGAGCGGGTACGACTATGTACCTGTTCTACGTACTGCTGTTAACTTACCCCCTGAGGTAGTACAAACATCGAATTTAAAAAGCATTTTTGTAACTACCGCCTTCCAAGTATCTATGAATACTAGTATAGTACGAGATGTTAGCCCTATTGACATAAGAATAACCATAGCTCAACCAGACCCTAATGCCCCAGAAGACATTATACCCGTTATAAGAACCGGCTTTGATGTAAATGTTACTTTTCCTTATACTGGCGGGGTAACTTGGAATAATAGGGTGGTTACAGGTTTAATTAGCGGATCAATTACAGACGCTTTGCAAAACTATTCAGGGTCTAATAATTTTGGTCAACTAAGTGATTTAACTCCGGGGCAAATGTATTTAATAAATTTTGACATCTTTCCTTTAAACCCCCCTCCTCCTTTATTAGCCATACAACAAGTTCGAGTTTTTTCTGCTACCGCACACTTAAGGTTTCTAACTAAAACAGACTTAATATAGGATATAAATATGAGTAATTTTGATTCAGAAGACCTGCAAACAATAGGCCAGATTCAGACTGATATAAGCACTAATACTCAAACCTTATCTACTGTTCAAGCTGATGTTCTAGCTCAGGATTATCGAAACTATGTTAAAGACACGCAGCATAATTTCGTACTGCTCGGTTGTTTTGTAACTCTAGGGACTGCTGCAAATAAGATATCTATTGGCAAAGGCTCGGATACTAAAAATAGATTCTATATTCAGGGTAAGTTAATAGAAATAAATGATTCAGCGGATTTTGTAACTTTCTCTTACCCGGCCACAGGACCACGATACGATATTATTTATATCAAATCAGACGGGACTTTCGGCGTACACGCAGGCTCAGAAGGGGGCATACAGCCTAATTTCGCAGCCATTACTAGTACGCAGCTACCTGTCGCACAGGTGTTAGTCCCGCAGTCTAGCGGCGCTATAATTATCACTCAAACTAGGCAAATGTACCGGGTAGGGTATTATAACAGTCAGCAATTTTTACCCGGCACTATTTTTGAAGTTCCAGTTGATATACCAGAGAATACGGTTACTTCTGGTATTTGGTATAAGGGGTTGGGGGGGTTCATAACGAAAATGGCGGGGTTTAATGAACCTAATGTTACGGCATCTTCGTCCGGGGTTTTAGGCAGAATTGCTGTATGGACAGATGCAGATTCTTTAGCCGCCGGGATGCTAACTGATGATGGAACGACTATACACTTTAAAGCCGGTAATAATAACAACTGGAAAGCTACTTCATCGGGGCATTTAGAGCCTAGTGCTGATAATGCACACGATATAGGGTCTGTAGGGCTTTGGGCTAGAAGCGTGTTCACTTGTGGCATTTCCGGGATGATGGATTTCGCATCAGCTCAAAACTTAATTACTTTTAATATCTCGTTTACTAACCATTACAAGATGGATACTGCTGCCTTTTTTCCGGTAGGTGCTAGAGATTTAGGCAAAACTGCTTCGGGTTTTAAAGACCTATATTTTACCAGTGAGCTAAAAAGAGGCGGGAATAATACTATATTTGACGGTTGGAGTAATAACAAAGCTCAAATAAATTGGAATAATGTAATAAACAGACCTTCTGAGCTTGCTTATTTAACCGGAGTCACAAGCTCAATACAAACTCAACTAGACGGTAAAACGTCAACATCAGGAGGGGTTTTATCCGGGAATATCGGACGCTCGGCTCATAGTTCGGGTCATCTCGAAGGCTCTTATAGCAATGTCGGTGTAAACGGAGCAAAAACTAATCCAATCTACACAATAGGAAGTGCTTATAACCCAACAGATACAGCATTATCACCAAATATGTATGGAATTGGGTTTGCTAGTTGTGCTCCAGTCAGCGCAGGAGGCGCAGGAGGTTCTTTTCTTTCGTCGTTTAACAACTTAGGAAATTGGGGGTTATATGTGGCCGCCGATGGAGATGCCAGAATTTTCCTGGATGGAACTTATGGACATGTGATGGGGCTTGGTCGGACTTTCATGTGGTCAGGAACATCAACAAATCCAACTTATTCTTTTCGTACTGATATGAATACCGGAATGTATAATCCTGGGGATGGGAGACTTGGTTTTGTTTGTAATGCGGTCAAACGATTAGAGATTACTGCGAGTGGTCATTTAATACCAAATGGGGCCAATGTTTGTGATATAGGAGATGTAACAAATTATTTCCGAACTATATATGCCCAAACATTTCAAGAAGGCGGCACAGCTTTATCTTCTAAATACTTAGCTTTATCTGGGGGTAATCTTATTGGTCAAGTAAGTATAGGCTTTGCCGTTGACGGGGGAGCCCAAAGCCTAATACTAAACAATTCTAAACCCAGTGTGGTTAGTTCGTTAAATGAAACAGTAGAACAAGTATTTCAGTTTGGTGGAGTAGATGCTTGTATTTTGTCTGCTACTAAAGATGAAGATTTTACTTCTACCGCCAAGGAAACATCCTCTTTTAGTATATCTACTAAACTCGACGGGGTTATGACCCCTATTATTAAAGTGGGCGGGCTTTCCGGAGTTTTGAATTTCGGTGCAAATAATACCGTATCGGGCGCATACGGAACAGCTTTCGGTACAAATATTATTGTATCTGGTGTATACGGAACAGCTTTCGGGCGTAAAATAAATATTTCTGGTGATTATTCTTTCGGGATCAGCTTAAATGAACCCGTCTCTGATTACCTTCTTACTCAAGCAAACACAATGGCTGTTATGGGTGGGAAGATGGGGGTTGATGTTCTTTCTCCTGTTGAAAAACTAGAAGTAGGCGGTGCAATTAAAGTAGGTACTACTGCCACCGCTTCCCCCGCTAACGGTGTAATTAGATATGAAAATCAAGATTTTGAAGGCTATAAAGAAGGTGCTTGGGTTTCTTTATCTGGTGGTGCTGGTGGTGCTGGTGGTGCTGGTGGGGGTACACAATATCCATCCAAATTTACAGACTTAGAGGCTATCAATTCAAAGTGGAAAGGGCCAATGGCTGTTAAAGCCAATGCAGACTGGATTTGTGTTGGCGGGGGTTACACGTATGGCGCAACTCCAAATAACAGGAATTGGGTAGCTGTTTTCAATAAAGCCACAGGGGTATGGGCAGATGTGTCTGGAATTAGTATAGCGGCAGTTGGGTTTTTGGCCTTAGATGGGGATATTTTATGGGCTAAAAACTATAATGGATATGAAAATAATGTTCATAGGATTGATTTAAACACTCTTGCCGTTACTGACACTATTAATGCTATAGCTACCGCATCACAAGTCGGGGGAATAGCGCAGGATGCTACTTACGTATATTTTTTATACGGGCAAAGATCGGGAGCTTATATTTCAAAAATTACCCGCATAAATAAAACTACTAAAGTGAAAGACCCCACAGAAATAGATTTGGGGTATGAGTACATAGTCGGCGGGTGTGTATACGGCGGGTTTCTTTATTGTACTACTTATACTGACGGGGGAAGGATACATAAATTAGACTTGTCTACCTGGGGGGCTTCACCGACTGTTACATCAATTTCAACAGCTAGTATCCACGTTAGTATTGATCGTCCCGTTTATCCGGTTGCTGGTAGTGACGGGTTTATTTATTGCATGAATTTTGATAGTGATGCCGTGCAAAAAATGTTTAAAATTCCAGTAAATAATTTCACAATAGGCGGGGCAGTAGTTATTGATTTGCCAAATAACATTGAAACTCATGAAATGGGGGTCGGGGTCGGGGCTGGTGGTAAAATTTGGGTAGGTATGAATTATTTTCTCAATGGGCCTACCCATTGGTGTCAGATAAATATGGCTACTAATGCGGTTTCTGATTTTAGTGTAATAAATGAGGTTCCTGGTGCAGAACAAAAAGGGGATTTAAGATTCGACGGAGTGGATGAAATAAATGTTTACGCTGTTCGTCGATCGGAAAATTTTAGTAATTATAGAAGCGATTTAATAACTTTACCAATAAATGGAACTTTCACATAGGAGTATATAAATGGACCCAGTTGATGCCCTAAGAATTGAAAAATCAAAGGAACAAAAAGAGCTTGATTTACCTATTCTTGTTAAAAAGAAAAAGGCTCAATTATCTAAAATCTTGCATGATGCCCTAGTCTCGTCCGACTGGGTTGATACTTCTAAATTTTTAAAAAAATCTAGTGAAGATAAACACAAAGTGATTAGGAAAAACAGGAAAGCTCAGTATGACATAATTCGTAATCTAAAAGATGAATTATGCAAATGTGATTATGATTCTGCGTTGGATTTTTATATAGAGCAAAAGCTTATATCCACAGGATTTTATGAATTGACTTATGATTTTAGTTAGGAGATTAAAATGAACATTATTGAACCTGCCAGCGAACTTACACAAAATGCTTTGAATGTAGATGGATGGAAACTTAAAGAAAGGGCCATTCCTAAGGGGCCAAGAAAACTCAGGAATTTGATTTCTATGCCTAACGATTTCCCAGATAATTGTGAGCCTACCTATGACTTCCATAAAGATGAATTCTCATTCGGGGAAGTGAAAGATGGGACAAAGCTTAATAGGCATCATAGAGATTATTTACACGGCCAACTTCACCGGTTAATGCACCTTGCAGATTACTTTAAAAATAAAGATCAATTTGGTATTCAAAAGATTACTACTTCGTCCACGGATTTAGAAACTGATAAAAATGAAGTTACTGAAAACTTCCAGATTTACCAAAAATCTTAAATACTAATTTTCTACTATTGGCTACTAATTTTAGTAGAAGGACGTTACCATGCCTCTACCGTTAGAAGAGGGGAAAGGACTTTTCGTGAATAGGGATAACGCTATGCGGCACATTTTAGTAGTAGAGGATAGTGAAGGCTTCGCTAACCTAATCAAAAAACGATTCCAGGTAGATGCAAACACCAGAGTAACGATATTAGACTCCGGGGAAAAAGTAATTGATTTTCTAAGTAGGTACAACGGTGTCCACGTCTTAGTTGTGGATATGAACCTACCCGGAATGAATGGTATAGATTTATACCTAGCTCTAAAAGACCTCTACAATCGAACCGACTCAAAAATCACTAAAAAATATCACAAAATGATGGTATTGGTGAGTGAAGATTATGAGGCAATGTCAGCCGCCGAAGCTCATAAAATCGGCAGAGTTAAAAAACCTTGCTTTGATGATCCCGAACAAGAAGCTAAAGAATGGTTTACATTTATGCAAATCATTGAGCAGAAAATAGCTCAAACTGAATCATTTCGGACAATCAAAGATATAGAAAAAAATGTTGGTTCATTGAGAATATTGTTCGATGATCTAAGCAAGGATACGACCAGTAAATTACAAGAAGCAAGAAACGAAACTAAAAAAGATATTCAAGCTCTTAGAGCTTCTACCGATGAACAATTCGCAGGAATCAATTCTAAGCTGGATATCATGACCGAAAATCAAAAAGCGTTTCAGGAATCTAGTTCTTGTGTTACTGCTATTTCTAGTGATGTAGAAATAGAACCGGGTCAGCATGAAAATGTTATTAAAATGTTACACGGAATAACTAAGCTCATTGAAAATAATCCAGAAAAATCGCTTAAAGTACATAACGTGGAAATGCAAACTTCTGAATCCTATAAAGAAGTAATCCGCAATACTCCATTAACAGTAAATAACCTTGGGACTATTGTAGGTTCGCTGTTTTTAAAAAGTATTTTTTCCTGGGGCGGGAGAATTGCTTGGTTATGTTTCTTGTTTCTTTTGTATAAGTTTCAGCCTAAGGCTTTGCCTTTTTTTAAAGCTACTTATACTATTTTAATGGCCCCGTAAAAATTTTAATATCTATGGTAACATGGGTATAGTAATCACTTGATACGACTATAAGGAGGCTAAAGTGCCTAAACTAAACCTAACCCAAGAGATCAAAGCTTTGGACTATGAGACTACCCTTAAGGACAGTAATTCAGAAGATGATGTAACTATTAAATCTGTCCTTACTATGTCTCTCAGAAATGAGGGGCAGCAATTAACCAACCATCAAACCGGTAAGATTGATACCGATGCTAGATATAATCAAGCAAAGCTCTTAGAGAAAATCATGAAATTAAATGGGGATGTGGAAATTGATCTAACACACGAACAGTTAAAACTGTGTGAAAACGCCATACTAAATAATCCCATGATCGAAGGTTTTGTTGCTGCTCAAGCAGTAGATATGATTAGGGGGTAGGTGTGCATTTTGATAAATGTATGCAAATAGTATGGGGCAATGAGGGGGTTTACTTTAACGAAGACGGAACCCTAAAAAAGGATGGAACCTATACCGCAGACGGAACGAGTACAAAATTTGGCATAGCGTATAAGTTTAATAAGGCCGAACTTTTAGAGTTTGGTATTAATAGCCCAGAACAGATGAACCAGCTTGGGGTTACCGCTGCTGCCGAAATTTACAAACGTAAATATTGGCACAAGTGCGGAGCAGAGACAATAAAAGATTATGCTCTTGCATACCTGATTTTTGATTGTGCTGTAAACCAGGGCATAGGAGCCTCTATAAGGATAGTGCAGGAGGCAATAAATACATTATCGGATAAGAAACCCATCAAAATAGACGGGGGCTTAGGGCCAGTTACCAAGGCTAAAATTTTAGAAGTTTCTGCTAATTATTCTCATAGTTTTGCTAAGTTAGTTAGGATTCTCAGAGAACGAGAATACTACCAATCTTTATTTAACAGGTGCTTAAAAGCCCCGGACGAGGCAGAAGCTCTATTTCAAAGATTTGAAACCTCCTGGATGCGTAGACTAACAAAGGTAGAGCTGTGAATATATTCAAAAAAGCTTTAAAAGTTCTACGCAAAGGAGCCGACTCTGGGTTAATGGATTTCATACCTGGGGGTAAGGTTTTATCTGGTATTAGCAGTATCTTAGGCAAAGGAAAAATAACCGATGCCAGGGGTAATGTGATAGAAGGGGGGAAGTTTACCCTTACCCCTGAGCAAGGCAAGGAGCTTCAAGTAAAGAGTATGCAAATAAGCTTGCAGGAACTTGAAGAGAACCATGAGCATATAGAAAAAAAGATGAGGCTAGAAATTGATCACTTTGAGGCGGAAACCCAAAGAACAGTAGCTTTTGAGGGTAGTTTCAAAGATATACCAGAAGAAGCAAAGCTTAAGCGATCTATGATTAGGCCCGATATTGTTAGGGATGTTTGGAATTTAGGTAAATGGATGTTCGGCGTAGAGGGTATTATACAGGTAGGAGTTCTAAGCTTTTCCATGTATAAGGCAGCTTCAATAGGGGGTAGTAGTGAAATAACCCAGGAAGCTGTTAATGCCTCTTTACAGGCATTAGAATCGTTTAAGTATAGGCTGTACCTACCTTGGGACTTCTATAGTTGGGTATTTTCAGGTACAGTTATGGTCTTTTTTGGAAGCAGAACCTTAGATAAAGGTGTTGCTACATATAAAAAGGGCGATAGTGCGGGGGTTTAATGCCTAATAGAACAGAGATTTTTTTAGATAAAGCGGAATCGGAAATTTTATCTTTCGATTTCTCTGCCCTGCTCAGCGCAGGTGAGGCATATATAGCTTCGACTTACGCAGCTTTGCTTAATCAGGCTCTTACCTATACGGCAATTAAGCCAGGAACAGCAGGGAACGCAGTTACTATTACCCTAGTTGACCCAGGTACATTACAAGCAACTACTACTTTTTCTGACTCAGGGAATGCTATAACTATAACCCTTAGGCACGACGGGGCCGCAATCACGGCTACGGCAACCAACTTAGTTTCTGACTTTGCTTCTGCCCCTTCTTCTGTAAAGGCTTTGTTAAATATTACTGGGTCCGGGGCCTCGGTGCTTATGGCTGTGAGCAGTACGGCTTTATCTGGTGGAGTAGACAATTTAACGATTACTTGTTATGAGGTTTCTGGGACTACAGTAATAGATAAGACAGGGACTACGCTTCCGACTTTGCCGGTAAATATAATTAGTAATAAAGTAGAAACTAGGTTTGCCGGGGGGGACTCAACTAGGACTTATAGTGTTGAAGTACTAGTAAATACAGATAAGGGGCGGGTACTAAAAGCAGTACAGTACGTTAGTATTTACTAATGGGAGTAAAGAATTCTACATATTTTAAAATCCCGCAAAAAGCAGATGCTATTTTGGAAGATGGATCAATTTATTTTGATCCCGCCGATAAATTAAAAGTAACTGATTACAATTCAGTTGAAAAAACAGTAGCTTTTACTGGGGAAAATTCGGTAACATTTATTACTGGACCTGCAACTACGCATATAATTAATCACGGACTCGGTAAAGAAGACTTGGTTTATCAGGTAAGACTAGATAACGGGGGGAGTCCCGGACAATTACTAGAAGTCGAATCTGAGCCTACAGTAGGGAGTGAAACTACAGCAATCACCCATAGAACGGTGCAATCTTTAAAGCTTCACACTACTATTTTAAATTAATTATGACTTTGGAGGTCTAAAATGGCTAAGCGTTTTGGTTCAAATATTCTTTTTCCACTCAATTCGAGTGATCCCGGCACACCTACGGAGGCGGAAGTCTGGTATAACAGCACTTTGGATAAGTTCAAGTACCAGGACGGTGCTGGAACTAAGGTTATCATGAGTGAGGAGCTTCTTGCTTCAACCACAGGAGGCGAAGGTTCCGGGCTTGTTGGGTTTTCCGATCCTACCAGTAACTTTACTGCTACTACTGTCCAAGCTGCCCTTGCTGAGATTAGAGATGATCTTCTTAGCGCAGCTAATGGTAATGGTGCTAGTACCGTTGGAGTAGAGGATTCAGTAGGAAACTTTACTGGGACGGATGTAGAAGCTGTATTGGCAGAAATTGATCTACGTATTGATGGTATCACTACTGATCGAGACTTCGTTAATTCCGTTAACTTAGACGTTAACTATCTAATGAATGCTACGGGAACTCCCGCAGCAGGTTCAGGTAAAACAGAAGGTGAAATTCTGATCAATGCCGTTGATGAAAAGTATTGGAAAGTAGTTTCCGGTGCTTGGGCAGATCAAGGAGCCTTAGGTACTAAGCGTTTCGTTTTCAAAACAAGCGGTACCGGTACTGGAATGGCTAATGTTACTGCCACCAGCAATAACAAAATTTATGACGGAGAATTTTTCTCTACTGCCTTTACCCCTACGATTGGAACTACTTTCGATCATGAAGCAGATCAAAGACAGTGGACGTTTAATAATTCAAGTGTCTGGGTTAAAACCGGGGCCAGAATTAATCACAATGATCATCCAGATTTGCAGGGCGGGGGAGCAGGAGACTACAACCACCTTACAACCGCAGAGCTAAATCTACTTCAAGAGATTGATAGTACGGCAGCTACAGAGGGGGCTACTAGAATTGCTCTGGATGCGGCTAGTACGGTTGGTGGTGTTTATTCTAATGTTCAAGCAGCTCTTACAGCCTTGTATGACGCAGGAGTAAATGCAACCGATACTTATACCGAAGGGGCAACTACCTTAGTAGCCACGGTTGCAGAAACTATTACCCATAATCTTAATAGCCGGTATGTTCACGTAACGGCTTATACAGACAACGCTGGTAATCCACAGAATGAGGAAGCGCTTGAAATTGCTGTTACAGGTTTAAACACCATTACAGCTACTTCTGTTCCTGGCGGAGCTTATCACTTTGTTGTATCTGCAAAAGAGTAATAGTTTCTGTTAAGATATAGTGAGCTGAGGGTTACACCTGTCCTCACTCACTATTTTTGTATAAAAGGAAAGGCTATGTCTAAAATTACTAAAATCAGCAAAAAGAAGGAAGATTTACCAGCATTCGATCCTGAACAGGTAAAACGAATGACAATAAACGAAGAAGACTCTGAGCGACTTGAGAAATTATATGATAAGCAAACAGAGTATGAGCAGGCTTTTATTAGGGCGCAGCTTCAAATAGAGGAAGCAGAGCGTCAAGTGGCAAAATGGCAGGGGGTACTTGCAACTTCTAAAAAAGAAAAAACTAAGTATATGATTGGCATTGAAGACAGCTCCAAACAAGCAGAAACGGCTCTGAAAGCTACAATTCTTAAATACTTACCAGAGGTTGCCAAAAAAGATATCCCTGAGGATAAATTAGATGAAAAACTAGAGGGAGCGATTCGTCTTGGGCCTAACGTGGAACTAGCAAAAAGGCAAGTCACCATCAACCCCAAGATTGAACTAAGATGGGATGATTCAGTATCTAGTTAATAATAGCACAGGGAACGCAGAAATCTCAGAAGTGGGGTTCGTTCCTTATGAGTTTGAATTTACAACTCAAGCTAAATCTGATGGCTATTTTGACTTAGGTTTCCTAGTATCTAACCCTAAAGAAGTCTTTGCTAAGATACCCGGAGGCCCGTGGCTGGATAACAGTTTATGGCTTTCTACCGATCCCCCGGACTTTATTTTAAGCACAGTATCTAACCAAACTAGGTTTACTTTTGTTGACCCTAGTTTATCTGCCGGGCTTCCAAAAACAGGAACTAAGCTTATAGTATTGGTTAAGAAGCTGGATAATAAAGGAGAGGTAGCCTTGAACAGTGGTATAAGAACTAATGTCTCCTATTTAAAAAGTACCGATACCTTATCTATAGAAGCTTGGTTTACACAGAACAGCAAGACTGTACTAACTGCTACTAGCTGTACCATTACTGTTTATAATGATGACGGAGGTATTATTTATGCTCCGGCTGCAAGCACAGACTCAAACGGGGAAGGCGTATTCAAGTTTAGTAAAAACCCCTCAGGACTAGTACCGGAAGATTCCTACAGAGCTAAAATTGTAATTGTCATAGACGGGAATACCTATAATGAAATGATCTCCATAGGGAAAATTGATATTACTGATAATCCCGTTGGGATAGCAGACCAAGTATGGGACGAGCTTTTAGCAGAACATACTATAGCAGGCTCTATGGCTCAATCTATGGATGATGCAGTAGAAGGTAACTTAGGTGATATAGCGGAAGCAGTCTGGGATGCAGTTATCAAAAATTATGACGATCCTGGCAGCTCAGGAAGAGCTTTAAATGATATTTGGGGTATCTCAGGTGTTAATCATAAGAAAACCTTCTCATACCTCGCTAATGGGAGCCTGGATACCGTTACTATAAATCTTTACTGGGATAAGAACCTTACAGACCTTAGAAAGACTATTACAGGTCAGGTTTCAAGCTACCTAGGAGCTTTACCGGGTCTTTTAGAAATTAAGGATTCATAATGCCTGTGGCTACTGTTAAGGGGTATGTAAGGGGAGTAGAAGAAGATACCCATAAAAAGCCCCTAGAAATTACCAGTCCGGGGATAACAGGAGATTCTTTAGGGTGCTTAACCGGGGGTGTTTTATCTGCTAAAGCCCACCTTAAAACCGTGGCTATAACTAAAGGGTATATAACTTCCGTAGCAAAAACCGTAAAAGGGTTTATAGGCAATAGCCCTATAATTATCAAAGGATTTGTAAAAAGATGAGTGTACCTGTAATAAAAATAGGCGAAGGCAGAACTATAAGGTATGAGCATCACACAGACCCGGACGATCCTTTGAAAAACATTGATTCCACACCCATCGAAGACCTATCAACGATCACTCTTGCGCTGTCAAAAATGTTCTTTAGAAGCCCCGCTTTGCAGGTGACAGAAATAGTACCGTCGTTCACTACAGACGGCTCTGATGGCCTTCTTGAGTATGCGATACAAGGCAATGAGGAGTGGTTGGATGTTGCAGGGGATTGGCTTTTTTGGACTCAGCCATACTTCTCAGCAGGATCAGCCCCTATGTCCGATCCTAAGCCTTTTACTGTTAAATACGCAGTAGATTTGTAAGTGATATTACAAATACAAGCAGAAATATCCCTATTATTAAAGCACAGGATAAATAATCTACTAAATCCTTCTTAAAGCTACGCTTTTCTACAGTTTTCTTCGATTTCGCAAGTCTATTCCGTATTTATTAAGCATTTTAATAAGCACTTTTTTATCGTGTAAATTAAATATGGGTATGCCTAAATCCCTGGCAAATCGTAAAGCTTGACCGGTTCCGCCGGAATCTAATCCGTCCCTTGTCCAGCAGATAACAGCTTTACTGTGTGTTTTATTAGCTAGTCCGACAATTTGGTGCATGTTTCTAGCCATAAGAGCTTTCACGCCTCGTTTTAAAGAGTACCAATTTGGGTGGTATTTCTCTGCTAACTTATAGGCCCAGTCTTGAGGCTCAAAGAAAGGGGATTGGTTACCATTAAAACCCTCCCAAGGTAGGTATATATGTTTATTTATGTGATTAGTAACTCCAAACTCGAAAGCAGAGTCTGCACCGTAGGCTCCGCCCGATCTAAGCGTGTACCCTCTGCTCTCTAAGTGCCTAGCAATCCTAATCATGTATGCTCGTATTTTTGTAGGGGTAGCTCTTGCCCCTATGCCTGTATAGTATTTACGTGTCACTCAAGCTCTCCATAACTCTAACGTGGTGGGATATTCCATTACTCTTCCTCCATTCTTAATCTAGTCATATCAACCTTAACCATCACGGTTTTATACTTATTCCCTACCCTGTTTCTGGCTATGTAGAAGATAAATTTTACGTCTTCCATATCCTGATTTTCATTCTTCTGCAGTTCATTGATAGATACCAAGCAATCCGGCACTTGCCCCACGGCTTTAGCCTTTCCACAATTCTGTAATTTCAGGGTTTTTACTCTAGGGTCTTTTTCCGCTGCCTGTATTGCTCCAATACCCGCAACCTCCAATTTTCTAAAAACCCTTTTTACTGCCCTATGTATATCTTCTATTTGTTTCCAGTTCCCCTGTCCCCCCTCTTCCCCTTCCACTTTAGTTTCCGGTTCTAATAGTTGGGGGTAATCAATAATCACAATATCAAGCTTGATACCTTCTACCTTCTCTAGTTTTCTGGCTAAGTTATACACTCCCGTAGGCGTAAGCTTATACTCATCACGTTCTACCACAAATAACTTGCCTAATCTCTTATTATCTACTAATTCCTCATGTTTTTGTATAGCTTTGCTTGCTGCCATGTCCGGCGTTAATCTATGCCTTTGCACACCGGTAGCGGCAGAAACATACTTTTTATAGATTTCTGCTTTGCTGTCCTCAAGGGTAATATGTAGTACATTTCTGAGGTTTAGCCTTGCTTGATGCCCAAGAGCAACCATAGCAGTAGTTTTACATACGTTCGGGTAACTTAGGAAACAGAAGTACTCTCCTCTCGCTATCCCGCCATCTAAAATACTCTGATCATTCAGCGTAGGGGTAAATGTAGGGCAAACTATCTCCCTGGTCTTAGGGTCTAGTAATATGTGTATATCTTTGGATATCTCTGTAAAGTCTGCCTCTCCTACTTTTCCGATATCAGCCAGCTTTTCCATATCCACCATCATTCGATTGAAGTCTATTTTTCCGCTTTCTTCAAAAGAATCAACATGAGAATTTAGAAATTTAATCCCTTCCATGTGCTGAATAAATGGGATTAGCTTATCTGATACCCAATCAGAATCAGGTAGGTTAGACCACACAGATTTAACTAAAGTGTAAACATCCTGCTTAGCGGCGGCGTTCTTTAAAGCATCCGGTAGATTATTACTGTCGTACAGTGTTTTTATATGTATCCCTATTTCGCTCTTTTTAGGGCAACGTTCATATTTTTTGGCAAAGTCTACTAATACTGCCAATAGTATTTTCTGTGATGCAGACCTAAAGTATGCCTCATCTAGCACAGAGTAAAAATTAAGTAAAAATTCCCTATTCTGTAGGCATAGAGATAAAACCTGTTTTGCAAAGTTGTTGTTATCAAACAGCACTTGAATTCTCCTTCTTGTAAAATTTAAGCCAATACCACGTATTAAACGGGTACATAGCTTTTTCGTACTCCTTCATTATTTGTTTTCCTATCTGGAATTGATTAATTACTTTTAACCTTTTAGTAAAATCATCCGGCAAAGAACCCCACACTAAGCATGGGTAGTGTAATGCCTTCCACCAAGAGTATATTAAGGGGTTTGCTTGTATTAGAAGGTACTTATCTTCGTCTTCCCGCATACTGTGATACTTGGTAAAGTATTCTTGAGAGGATTTCTGAATCCTGCTTCTTATTTTCTCCAGGTCTAGCCTATTCCCATTTTCTTGATTAAATTTCTCCGGGAAAATGTTTTCTCTATTAAGTAGTATCCTTTTAATGGCAAACTCAAAATCCCCTCTTATCATTCCCGACGGCTTAAAAACCAAATCATAGTCTTTGCAGTACCATATCCACCATTTTACTAGAGCTTCTATAGGCATTTTGTATTGGTTTTCCACGTAGCCTAAACAATCCCCTAAAAGTTTTGTTTTAGACTCAGTTAACCCCCATTTTAATTCTTCATCATAGAATTTTAGGTATAGTCTACTGACTAATTCTTTTATATCTTCATTGTCCATAAAATCTCTTACTGTTTGGTTTGGTAGGGTACAGGCATCAATAAGAATAAAGTCTGTACCCCTTGAAAAGAAAAAAGGGTAAAAAAGAAAACTGACCCCATGATGCCCCGGTTTTTACCCGGTGTCAAATTGGCTATACAAAGCTCAAAGTAAAATACCTGATCCAAGTTTTGAATTTTGCCGAACTTCTCCCAAATTCATACATTTTCAAACAATTTTATACGAATATAGAAAAAGATTGACAAACCCAAACAAGTCGAGGTATATTGAAAATGGGCCTCTGAATCCGGCCCAGGAGTAAGAGAATGGCCTTAGGCGATAAAAGATTCAAAAGAAAGCAGATTACCTCAAAGTTTTACGGTTTAGTAAATAATACCGAACTTAGGTATGACTGCCCAGAATGTACGGACACTAAGGGCCGCTTTTTTCTGAATCGTAATACTCAGAAATTTATCTGCCATAATTGCGGTATCCGTGGTCAAGTTTCTGAATTCGCTGTTGAGCAGTTTAAGAAAGCGGAAACGGGCGAATTGAAATATGCGGGGATGGCGCTATCGGAAGTAGATGCCTCCGAGTATAAGGTTAGGCTTGACCTAGAAGATGATAAAGAAGCTTTTACTAAGTTTATGTCTTCTAGGGGTTTTCAGGATGTAGAACAGTTTCCTGTTATTCCAATGTGTAAAAATGTGCAGTACAGAAATAGATTAGCAATTAAGTGTACTTCTATTTTATCTACTAAAGAGTTTTGGAACTTACGGGATATAACAGGTAAGGCGGATAAGAAAGTATTGTTTCCTAAAACTTGCGCTAATATTGCTAGAAAATCTAATGCTGTTTTATGGAACCCTGCAGTTAATATTAAAGAATTACTTATAACTAAGGGCAGTATTATACCTGTAGTAGTAGAGGGGGATATGGCCGCATTATCAGTTTTTAGAAAACTGGGGAATAATTACTACATAGGGTTAGCTGTTTTTGGTAAGGATATATCTGCTGCACAGGCTAGGTATTTATCTAGTTTTAAAGAAGTTCTTTATATGCCGGATGCAGACACTACAACTAAAGAACAAGAGAAAGCTATAAATAAACTTATGTTGGGCGGTTGCGAAGAAGTTAAAGTTTACCAAGGCTCACAGTATTTAGATGGTAAAGATGACGCTAACGATATTTTTAAGAGACAGGGTAACTGGGATTGGTTTAACCCTAGTACGTTTACTAAAAGATCAGTTAGTAAGATAAAACTAAAACTTTGAATCAGTGTTCAAAGATTAACAGGTTACAGGCTGACCTACTAAAAGCCTATAAGGAGATTTGATATGGGAAATATTACTTTTAAAGTAAAAAAGATGGATCAGCTTGAAATTTGTATTGAAGGTGTTGATACAAACTCTTTAGCTCAGGCACTTGCATATGCGGGTATTCTTAATACAGAAAGTAAAGTGCAAGTTCCGGGCCATGTAAGGGCCTTAGGTAAGGTCGAAGACTCCGAGGACTTTCTGTCTGAAACAGAAGAAATTGTTAAAGATACGAAAAGCTCTAAAAAAGAGGCAAGTAAAGGTAAGGCAAAGGAAGATCCTAAAAAGGAGCCTGAGCCTAAGGAAACAAAAGTTGAAGAACCTGAGGAAAGCTTTAAAGATTCTGTTTCATCGGATGATGATTTTGATGATGAGCCTTTTAAAGATGATGAATCTTTGGGGGATGATTTTGAGAACGATTCAAAGGAGGCTACTGATACGGACGATTTTGAATTTTCAGACGACGATTTCAAGGACTAAAGACCCCATGCTTTAGTTTTTGAAAGGCGGGTAGTGAGGCCTTGTTTTCACGTTCTCTAGTGAAACCCTACTTTCACGCTCTCACGGTTTACACTACCCGCCACTAACTTTTATGGAGGAAGATAATGAGTAAAGAATGTACGAAATGCGAATTACATAGGTATGTAAGTGACGAATATCTGGAACAGTACCATAGGACTATTCAGAAAATTAATCATGTAGAAGGGGAAGCTCCTGCTTTGCTGGTAATTATGCCTGCTCCTGATTTTGAACAAGATAGAAGAGTAAAGCAGTTTAGAAATCTTATGGACAAACATTATAGGCACTATGATGATACTCAGATTTATTTATTTCACGCTGTTAGCTGTAACTACCCGAAGGGGAAAACTCTAAGTAAAAAGTGGATCGGTTTGTGTTCAGATAATCTAAAATTCGCAATAGAGGCCATAAAGAAAAAGCATAATGTTCTATCGGCCCTAGCTTGCGGGGTTGACTCTATTGTAGCGCTTAAGAAACTAGGGTTTGAGTTCTCAGATAAGCATAAGTCTTCAATCATGTATAACCGTAGGGTTAGGCATACTATAAATCCTTATGGTATTCCTACTTTTTGCGCTAGGACGTTCGATAAGCAGACTGTGGGTTCTTATAACGAAATGGTATGGGCTAGTGATCTAAAGTTTATGTGTGATTCCTTGGAAGGAAAGGTAAAGAAGCTTTCATATAAGCACCAATTAGTTTTAGGATCAGATCAAATAAAGAAGTTACATAGAGTAATTGAGAGAAAAATAAAGGAAAATGGAGAAATATGTGTATCAATAGATACAGAAACTAATAAGCTATCTATATACGGCAGAGAGTTAAGATTAAAGCTTCTAACAGTTCAGCTATCCTTCGAGTCCGGCAGAGCGTTTGTAATTCCTATTCAACATAAAGAGACTCCTAAGTTTGAGGATGATTTGAATATTAAATTCCTGCGCTGGTTTCTAAAGAATCCTAAAATCAAAAAAATTGCTCATAACGGTATGTACGATTGGAGAGTTTTTAGAAAGTTAGGGTTTCAAATTAATGGGTGGGATTGGGATACCATTCTATTACATCATCTAGCTTATGCTACTGAACCTCATGCGTTATCATATATAACTAAAGTTTTCACAGACTATGGGGATTACGACTCCGAGCTAGAGCATTATAAGTCAGATAATCCAGAGGCAGACCCTGGAAAAGGGGGAACTTACGCTAATGTACCTCTTAAAATACTGGCTAAGTATGGGGCCGGGGATGCGGTAGTTACATACGATTTACTGGCTATTTTATTGGATGCTGTGGATGAGCTGGGGTTAAAGGAGTTTTATTTTAATCATGTGCGACGAGCGCAATTAGCTTTTCTGAATATGTCACATACGGGGATGAATTTAGATGAGGATAAATTGCGCTCGTATTTTAAGGAATACCAAGAGGAGCTGGATAGGTATTACAGGGAAGAAATATCACAACTACCCACAGTAATAGAGTTTGAAAAGAATAATGAAAAGAATAAGGAATACTGGGAGTTTATTAAAGATAGAGACGCATGGTGGAAAGCTAATCCTAGAAAGAAGAAGCCGCCACAAAAAAAGGAGTTTAACCCTAAAAGTTCGGATCAGTTAGGGGTATTTTTATCAGAGTTTTGTGATTTGCCTGTATTACTTAGGAGTAAAGGAAAGCAGTTACCTTCCTATAGTAAAGAAGTAAGGGAGCATTTAATGTCCCTGCCTGAGGAGAAAAACGAGTATGGGGTAAGCTTTAGAATAGTCCATATTTTACATGACCATCTTCTACAACGTCATGAGTTTAATACCTATATAAAAGGGATGTTAAATTCGGATATTATAGGATTAGATGGACGAATTCACGGTAATTTCAAGCTATTTGGTGCTGTTACTGGTAGAACTAGCTCTAGTGATCCCAATATGCAGAATATCCCAAGAAAGCCGCTGGTTGAGAAGTTTAATATTAAAGGACTGTTCACCGCGCCTAAAGGTAAAAAAATAATACAAGCCGACTACGGGCAAATGGAGCTTAGAGTAGCGGCCTCGGTATCCCAGGATGAGGGTATGCTTAAAGCTTTTAATGACGGGGTGGATATTCATACTCTTACGGCGGCTAGGTTATATGGAATATCTACAGAAGAAGTGACAGATTTACAAAGGTTTTCAGCCAAGGCTATTAACTTTGGGCTTATTTACGGCAAGGGGGAGGCTGCCTTAGCAGCCGACTACTACAAAGCGCTAGACGGGGATAAGGAAAAAGCTAAGGAAATGTATAGGAAGCTAGAACTGGAGGGCTACGGTGTATAGGGGCATTATAGATTATAGGAATGCAGAGCTGGAAGATCATTGTTTATGTAATGACCTAAACACAAGGCGGAAGTTTAAGGCTACCCATGAAAGTACGCCATCCGAGATAGTGTGCATTAGGTGTTTTAAAAAGTATTGGTATGTGTATTCTGATTATTTTACAGATAAGAAATTCTTGTTCCCTATAAGAGCTTATACAGAACTGGAAAAGGCTATAAGCATTTTAGGGCTGCCCGAATTAGGCGCACCTAGTTCATGGACTGAGCGCAGGTATAACGAAATTTGTGAGCTTGTTTGTATTGACGAAGGGCATAGATCGGAGTTCTTTAATTTTTTTGATGCTTTTAGGTACGGTGTGCTTGAGCATAAGGCAGATTTGGGGGTTATGAATGGCTCGTTTAGACATTGAAAGACCTGAGATTTTTGATAAATTAGCAGGCGCTATGATGAAGAAGTATTTTGCGGAATTTCCAGGGATTGCGGATTGGATTAAGCATACGCAAAGACAGGCTACCCAGGATCAAGTAACGGTTTCTATTTGGGGTAGGCGGGAAGATTTACCAGATATAACTTCTAAACATAGGATGAAGAAAGAGGAGGCCCTTAGGCAGGCTATTAATATGCCTATTCAGTCTGCTGCTAGTGATATCACTTTAGCAGCAGTATTTAAGGTGCATGAGTGGATTAATACTGACCCGAAATGTGAAGAAGCGGGATTGGTGATGGTGAATTCGGTTCATGATTCTATCGTATTTGAGTGTAAGGAGAACTATGTAGAATGGGCATGTAAGAAAATTAAGTTAATCATGGAGGACAAGACAGGATTAGATTGGTTACTGTGTGTTCCTTCTGTAGATTTTGAAGTTGGAGATAATTACGGGGAGCTGGAAGCTCTCGATATTTAAGGAGAAATATTATGGCTTTAAATAGAGCTAATTTTAAGGGTAGAAAAAAGCTGAGCGATAAGTACCAAAAGAGTAAAGGGTATGGCCTGGAGTTTAGACCAGAAAAGGACGTTGAATATCAGATAGCTATTATTCCTTTGATGGATATGGAAGGTAATACTTTCCCTAATCCAGATGCCGATTTGGTGGATACTGTTAGAGTTCATCAACAAGTAGGAAAAGATAAAAAGCAATCTGTTCTATGTGCTTCTTCTTTTGGCGCTAGGTGTCAGGTTTGTGAAATTGCTAAAGGGAGGATAACTACCAGGGCTGTTCATACAGTAGTTCTGCTTAAGGAGAGGAAAACTGAGGCAGGTAGTAAGTTTATTCCAGTTAGTTTACCTATGTCTTTTAATTGCCCTCTTCAAGAACTTGGGGATGGTTACATTGACTGTATTATGAATGAGGATTTTCCTGCTAATGATGATATCCGTAAACTTGCGATATTTAAGTATTTTGTGACCGGGGAAAAGATTGATACAGAACATAAACTTACAATCCGCCCCTCCGGTTTTATTTTTGATGTTGCTACTCTTAGGCGGATAAGGAAGGATGATAATGGGAAAGTAGTCTATGATCCACAAGCCGATAAGGATGAGCTAGTTTTTAAAACTAAGACCGAGCTAATGACTGAGCTTTCGTTGCCAGCAGTAGAGAGATTAAGTTGTCCGTATGAAAATCAGCAACTCGCAGCCGCTCGCGGGTTTGATGCTTATGAGAAGAAAGACAAGCTAGAAAGAATTCTTAGGAAGAATGAAATTATAGGAGGAGAAAATGAGTAAAGTAAAAAGTTTAAGTTTTGCGCTAGGTATGACTATAGCATTGCCTAACTATGAGAATATCAAATTGGATGTTAGCGTGGATATTGATACAGACGTAACAAGCAAGGAAGATATTACAAAAGCATGTAACAAAGCTAAGAAGATTTTGTTCGCTCAGTTAGAAGAATGCTCAGACAAAAAATTTACAGCTAAGGTTAACGGGCTTAAGCACGAAGCCAGAGAGCTATGGGTTGATACTATGAAGGAACAAACCCAGAAGCACCTTAAGCGTTTAGGTAAATGAAGCCCTATTCTACAAAAGTAAAGGGCGAGGAATATGCAGGCGGAAAAGTTTGCAAAAATACTCGCCCTACGCTTGCTTTAATCGACGGTAATAATTGGTGTATACGTGCTTATTTTACCAGCCAGAAACCCGATGAAGGAGATATAGACTTACGCACACAGGCTTTTGTAATGATTAGTAAATTTCTAAGCACCTACGAGGTTGATGCTTTGGTATTCACCTTTGACGGGGGCCGGGAATGGAGAACGAAACTTATAGAAACTGGAGATTGGCGTACTAAGTCTGGGAAGAAAGGCTATAAAGGCACTAGAACCTTCCACGATGATAGGGAGTATGCGGTTATAAAGGCAAGCATAAAACAGTTTGCTCATGATCTCCCTATAAGATTAGGTATACCAGTATTGATGCTAGATACGGTAGAGGCTGATGATGTTATTTTCACGGCTACTAAAATGCTACGAGGCGTTAATAAGCTGGTTGTATCTACAGATGAGGATTTGGTATTAGCCTGTTTAAACCCTAATACCTACTGGTATTCCCCTTTAAAGGGGATTGTAGTAAGTAAGCACACATATCCTGATTATAACTACGGTATGCCTTTAAAAGCTTACTCTACCTTAAAGGCTATAGTAGGAGATACTTCGGATAACATAGAGGGGGTTGCAGGCATTGGAGAACAGACCCTATTTACTTGGGCTAAAAAATCTGGGGTATACCCTTGGAAGTTTTTTGATTGGGTAGATAGGTTTGGGACAATTAACCAAAAGAAGAAGTATTTGATCGACCCAGGATTTAGAAAGAATTTTCAATTAGCTTTAAAGGCTATTGATTTGAGATTGTATGAAGGTCAAAATTACTCAGAGTTGGGCTTGCTTAGTGATTTATTAGCTATTAAGCCTTTGGATAGGGTAGAGGTTAAAAAGTTTTGTAAGGAAATTAATTTGGACGTAAAAATACTATCGCAGATGCACAGACTTATATCTTCGATAGAAAGTAATCAAAGAGGGTTACAAAGGATGGGTAGGATATGGAAAAATCTGTAATTTTTAGGTTATATGCTTTATTTAATAGCATTAAGCAAGAATCATCAAGAAATGCTAAGGCGGATATCTTTGAGGCTTTTATGGCTTTAGAGATAGACAAAGGAACATGGGCTGGAGATTTACAGTGGCTTTATATGATGTTTTGCGGTGAGTCCACTTTTGGAGTGAGTAAACTGCCAGATTATGAAACTATACCCTTTACAGATGGGGTGTTTAAAGATGAGGAAATGTGGAATTTATTGCGTAAGCTAGAAGAAAGGAGATTGACAGGGGATAATGCTAAGAACGCTATTATAGAGTTACTTACTGGCTCAGATTGTCGGTCCTACGATGTTTTGCATTGGATTGTGAATAAAGACCCGAAAGCAGGGTTTTCTATCAAGTCTATAAATAAGCAGTTAGCTGAGCCTATTCCTACTTTTGAAAACCACAAAGCTGAGAAAGTCTTCGATATAGGGGAAGACGGGAAGACGGTTATTTTGTGGGATAAGTTACCGGACTTACCCAACTACCTAGTAACTGTAAAGTATGATGGCAGGAGAACTTATATTGTTATTCCTAAGGAAGGTGCTGAGTTTGCGTATGCCTTGTCTTCTAAGGGGTTTGAAGTACCCGCTGTAAAGAATTTATGTGTGAAAATAGCAGAACATTTAGATCGTCCTGGCATAGTGTTAGATGGGGAATTCTTTTATAAGGATTTAAACGAGACACAAAGCATTATGAGCAAGGATGAGGACCAAGGCACTGAGACAGGGCTTAAGTTCTACTGTATAGGTGCTTTATCTATGAGTGAATGGAAAACAAGTGCCAGGACTTCCTTGAAAGTGCAGTTAGGAACTATGAGGAATAGAGCAAAGAAGCTGATAGGAGATTCTACTAAGTACCTAACTATGACTAGTGGCAGAATGGTGGCCGGTAAAGACAAAACAAAAATTCAGCATTTAATGGACTTGGCTGTGCGTAAGGGGTTCGAGGGGCTAGTAATTCTAAACCCGGAAGAGGTTTACAGCAGATTTAAAGAAAACCGTAAGGGTATGTGGAAGGCGAAGTATGTAGATGAGTATGATGCTACGATTGTGGATTTTGAAGAAGGTACCGGTAAGCTGAAAGGTAGACTAGGGGCTTTTATTGTTGAGTTTAACGGTGTTAGGTCTAATGTGGGGGGATCGTTAAAGATAAACAAAGTATCTACACTAGGCGAAGCCGAGCGATTACAGTTTTGGACACAAAAAACTGAGCTAGTAGATAAAGTTATCCGTGTTCGTTCCTACGGAATAACGGCTGATGGCTGTTTTAGGCACGCCGGTTTTGTCGGTTTTCATGAAGGGAAATAACAATGAGTAGAAAAGTAAATTTCTCAGATGTAGGTTCTGAGTTCACGCATAAAGCGGCAATGTTTGATAATTCCTTGCCTTTAACAGAGTGGGTAAACGCACTACTAAAGTACGGCGTAGTCCCTGGGCCAACGACGGACTTAATATGTACTTTACCTTATTTGTCTGGGCTAACTTCCTTGGCAGCCACAAACAAGGATACAGTAGGGGAAAGTAAGATTTTGTTATCTATGTCTCACTTGCTGTTCCCAGGGTATAAGCCTATAGCTTGTATGTACAAAGGGAATATCTCTGATAACGTAGGGGTATGGAAAGTAAAACACCACGAACCTATAGGGCCAGCCTTTAATGAGTTGGCAGAGTTTAGGAGAGAAAGCGCTAATAAAAATCTTGATATTATTCTGCTAGACAGTATTAAATTTTGTACGTTTTCCCTGTTCAAAGTATTTGATGATACTGAGGATACAAAAGGGCTAATGAATATAATTCATAAGGGTTTTGAGTTTAATACGGCCAGGTTTAGTTACTATATAGAGGAAGAGGCTTTTAGCCCATCTATGTTAGGTGAGGGGTGTTAGTTATGTCTTGCTTAGTAGTAGGAGATTTACACTTAGATACTTACCCTAGTTTTGGAGTTAACTGTGACGGGTTCCCTAAGCGTTTGGATGATATGTCAAAAGCGCTGAACTTTTACCTTGAGCAAGCCCGTGAAGACGGGCATAGCTATATAGTCTTCACAGGGGATATTTTTGATAGTAGATTTAGCATTCATGCCCTGGCTTTAGTAGTTTGGGGTAATTTTTTAGATTGTGCCGCTATTGATGGTATTAAGATCATAGTGTGTGAAGGTAATCATGATCAGTTTGATGATTTCATAAGCTCACTACAGGCTTTTAAGTCTAATATTGTTTTGGTTTCTAGCGTTGAGTGCCTAGAGTTGGCAGACGGTACGATATTGGGCGTGATCCCTTATTCTAAAAGCACAGAAACTCTTATAGAAAATATACAAACTGTTAAAGACTGCGACTTAGTAGTAGGGCATTTTGGCATGGGGGATGTAGAGCTACAGAAAGGGTTTTGCGAAAAGGATAAGCCTATAGCAGAAGATTTATCGGAAGTTAAGGGTCATGTAATTTTAGGACATTACCACAATTACCACGAAGTAACAGACAGGATCAGGTTTATTGGTACTCCTTTGGGTATAACATTTGCGGAAGCTAATCAGAAAAAGTACATAGCTGCCTTTGATTTGGCTTCTGGGGTAGAGCTTATAAGCACAGACCACTTTCCGCAGCTTAGAGAGCTAGGCCCGGAACAAGCTAAGACTATAGGTAAGATGAATGATAATCATTATTACAAAGTTTGGCATACTTCCGACACTAAACCTCCAAAGAATAAAAAAATAGTACGTACTGTAATGGTGAAAGCAAACGTCGCAAAGAGAATTCAAAACATAGGAAAGAAAACAAAAACGCAGCTAGTAGGAGAATTCATTAGTAATAAAGAGGATTTACCTTTTAAGAATACCTTATTCAATATGTGTAAAGCTATAGTCACAGAAGCTGCTTAAAACGGCTTTTTAGGAGAAAAAATGATATTAAATATAAGTCATATCTATGCCAAAAATTTTCTTAGTTATGATGAGCTTTCCTATGATTTTCAGGAAGGGACTACGATCATACTAGGGGAAAATCGGGATGAAATGAAGTCTAACGGAGCGGGTAAAACAGCAATATTTGAAGCTGTATACTATGGATTATATGGTGCGCTGATGTTTACCAAGGATCGTCCTACCAAGACCGGAAAAAAGCAGATGGAGCTTAGGTTAAAGCTGTCTGCTGATGACCAAGAAGTAGAGGTAAGGAGATTTATTAACGGGGCGGCAAGCCCTAGTCTTCAAGTTTATATAGACTGTAAAGACGCTAGCCGGGGAACTACTACGTTATCTCAGGAGCTTCTACAGGATATTATTAAAGTATCCCCTACTGTGTTTCTTAATACGGTTATTTTTGGGGGTAAAGCTTCTTCTTTCGCTTATGGGACTGATGCTACACAAAAGCCTATATTAAACAAGATTCTTGGGCTGGATGACTGGGAAATTTACCAAGATAAAGCTAAAAAAATAAGAACAAACCACCTGTATAAAAGACAGGAGCTTATAGGGCAAAGAGGCAGCGCAGAGCAGAGAATTAAACTTTTAGAGGGGGATATAGAAAACTATAAAGAGGACTATGTAAAAGCTGTCGGGGATGTGCCGGTTGATAAATTTGATGAGCGGTTCACGTCCTTAAAAGAAGAGTACGACCGTGAACGTAAAAGACTGGTAAAAATGGAAGCAAAAGTATCCGAGGAGTCTGTTAGAAACGAGGTAGCAGAAACTAACAAAACTACACTAAGCCACTTCAAAGGAGTCCTTAAAGAAGAGCTGTCTCGATGTGAGTTGCTGTCTAAAGAAATCCACGAACTGAATAAAGGCAAGGCCAAGGCTCAGAGCGGGGTATGCCCTACGTGTGGGCAGACAGTAAAGGATTCCGGCAAGATGGATTCTTACTTGAAAAAATTAGCAGCCAAGGTAGACATATTCCAGAAAACAGAGAAAAGGAAAGATGAAAGCAGCAGAAAAGTAGCCGACCTGGAAAGTAGTTTAGATGGTTATGACTTTGGGAAGTTTATTAGTATGCAGGCAGCATTAGATAAGCAAAGAAAAAGAGTATCCATATTATCTAATACAGTAAATGATAGGATCGCAGCCAAGGCAGAACATGATATTAAAGTTGCGGAAGCTAATCAAAGAGTGAAAGAAATAAATAGAGCCATAGATAAGGCACGTAAAGATAAAAAAGCAGAAGAGTTATCTATACAAGAGATTGGCCGTAAAATGTCTTATCAAGACAAGATGCTTACTTGCTGTGATAACGCAATAGAAATGTTTAGTAGGCAGGGCATACAGTCTCAGCTAATCGGAGATTTTGAGGAAGTTTTAAATCTTGGGATTGGAAAGTATTTTTCTGCTTTTAATTTCAAAAGTGTAAAACTGTCATTAAGCACACAGAAGAAAAATAGAAATGGGGAATTCAGAGATAAGATTGATTTGAAATTAGTGAATAAAGACGGTAAGAAGAGGTCTTTTAGCTCTTTCTCCCCTGGTGAGTGTAAAAGGATAGAGCTGGCTATATTCCTTGCTTTAAGAGAGGCGGGTGAGGCGGAGGTAGAAATAAACCTAATGCTTATAGATGAGGCCTTGGATAAAGGGGATGAGGACTTACTTTTTAGTCTTATGGAGATTATTGATGATCATTTCCCCTATAAATGGAAGTATTTAACATCCCCTAGACTGGTTCAGGGTATGGTATTTAGTAGATCAATAACAGCCGTAAAAAGTAAAGGGATTTCTAGGTTAGTAGAATGAAAATACATAAATCATGCAAGCGCTCTTTATTTAAAATTTTCTCTGCTTTTGATTTTGTGGGCGAAGGTTTAACAAGAAGGGAAATAGTGCAAAGAGCGGGGGTGGCTACTACTACCTTTTCAAAAAATGTATTTAAGCTTTCTATGCTCGGTATTATAGAAAGCTCCGGCGCAAGGCCTGTGGTTTACAGAACGATAGCAAATGAGGATTATTTTAGAAAGGTGGTTAAATTTTATGAGTAAGGTAAAGATATGCAGAAGGCAAAACCAAAGAAGAGAAGTAGATAGAGCTTCTACTATGATAGAGCCTGGAAAATTATTCAATGCCGGGGAAGTTACTTTCATTGCTTTATTATGTTTCGGTATTGGCATATTCTTAGGATATTGCAGGAGTTTTTATTTCTAATGACTAAAAATACTTATTTAATTTTCGTGAAATCCAAGTCTATAAAAGGCTGGCTTATTAGGTTAGTAACAGGAGAGGATATAGACCATGTAGCTATATATAGCCCTAGAACTAAGACAGTTTACGAAATGGTAGATGGGGGTTTAGAGGGGGTTTTGATGGTTGGTTATAGGCCAACTATTATCGGGCAGGTTGAGCTATTGTGCTGGGACGTAGTTAGTGATTGGTTAGTGACAAATAGCAAAGTCAAGTATGACTGGGGGCGCACTATTCTCTGGCCCTTCCGTAAGCTATTTACAGCAGATGACCCTTTTAAGCTTAATTGTGTAGAAATGGGGGAAAGCTTGCCCAAGGCGCACAGGTATGAGCCAGAGACAGAGCAAAACAGAAGCCCAGGGAAACTATATAAAAGTTTAACTAATGGGCATTGGAAGATTACATGAGAAAAGATAAAAAACCTGCTAAAGACAAGGTTATAAAGCATTTAAGCTTAGTTAATCCTTTGAATACGAGCCAGCTTATGAGGCTTACTGGGTTAAGTAAGCCATCGGTAAATCAAGCCATAAGAGAGCTAGAAAAAGAAAGCAGGATAAGAATATCAGAAGCGCTTAGGAATAGAGTTTACACTTTAAAGGAGGAGAATGCATGAGATTAAGAAGTCCTATACTCTGGTTTGGAGGCAAGGGTAATTTCAGAAAAAAAACTTACCCCTACTTGCCCAAAACAAAGTCGTATGTAGAACCGTTCGGAGGGGGTGCTTCTGTTTTGATGGGCAGAGAGCCGTCAGAAATCGAAACTTATAATGACCTGGACGGGGCCGTGTATGACCTTTTTACGGTCTTGGCAGACCCAGAACTTTTTGAACAATTTTATCGCAGGGTTAGTGCGCTCCCGTATTCCAGGCGACTCTTTCTCGAATGTAGAGAGGGCTGGCAGGCCGAGCCAGACAGAATCAAGCGCGTTTCGATGTGGTATGTGGTGGCTCGACAGGCGTTTAGTGGGGACCTTGGGTCTGGTTGGGGCTTTGTCTGTACTTCCTCAAGGCGTGGCATGGCCGCCCACGTCAGCAAATGGCTTACGGCGATTGACAACCTTCCTGAAATCCACAAAAGGCTCTCAAGGGTGCAGATAGAAAACTCAGATTTCAGAAACATTTTTCAGAATTATGATACTCAGGACACGCTTTTTTATTGTGATCCCCCTTACGTACTGGGAACTAGAAAAAAGGGGGGATACTCATGCGAAATGAGCGACCAAGACCACGCTGATTTAGTTGACTGTCTGCTCGGCTTGTCTGGGATGGCTGTACTGAGCGGATACAACAGCGGAGTGTACGACGCACTAGAGCAAAACGGATGGATAAGAAAAGATTTTGAAACCGCTTGCTACGCCGCAGGTCGAACAAAAGCATCGGGCCTTCAAGGTAGGGGCGCGGCACTGGAAAAACAAGCAAGGGTCGAAAGTCTTTGGATATGCCCGAAAACTCAAAAACGGCTACAGATGCCCATGCAGATGCCGCTGTTCAAGGTTGGGTAGCCGGTATGTTTTTTAACTTAGGGGGATCGCGTAATTGGAAAGGAATTAAAAATGGAACTAAAAGCTATAGAACTAACTAAAAAACGCAAGCTTGAAATCCTCCGATCATCGAGAGACAGACTAGACGCGGCCATGTCTCGTCACCTGGAGGCCGCAAGGTCTTGTGAGCGGGAGTCGAATAGGCTTGAGCGTGAGATTTTGGAGATTGAGAGGGGGCTGGTATGACACCAGAAAACTTCAAGCAAGCCATCAGGGGCTTAAAAGACAACCGCCCCACATTTGAGATTGTAGCGGCTCAGTGGTGCGTTGAGTCAGACTATGGGCAATCGGCCTTGTCCATGTTTAGTCATAACTTTGCTGGCTTGAAATGGCGTGATGACATAGTAGAGCACATGCCAAGCGGCTCTAAGCATCTGATAAGCAAGGGCGACCCGCACGAAGATTGGGACAACAAGCTAGATGAGTATGTCTACTGTGCAGACCCCTACTATTTTTATCTGATTTATTTTGCGTTTTTGGAGAGAAGCCCATACGCTAAATCAACTTGGATTGATTACAAGGGCGACTCGTTACACCTGCAGGTAACTATAAAGTCTTTTCATGACCAACCCTTATCCTTCATGGCGCATATAGTCGAGTGCGGGTTCTGTGCCTCAGTAAGCGGCTTTCACCGCAAAAACTATAAAACAGACATGGGATACAAAAGAGCGGTTCAAGCAGAGTATATGCGCAGAGTTTTGAAGGCTTGGTCTAGTAAGAAGTTTAGAGGCTTGATTGAAGCAATTTAACAGGAGGAAAAATGAAAAAACCAACAGATATTCCAGAAGCCGTAGACTTGCGATCCTTGCTTCCTAGCGTATCCCTGATGGATGCCTGGGGTGGGGAAACCGTCATGGGGTACTCGTTCGAACCCGGAAAGGATGAACCCGTCAAGGAAAACCAAGGCCAGTCCTGCATCGGGGGCATGGTCGATAGCCTAGTAAATCGAATACTGGTAGACCTTGTGCGCTCCAGACCCGTACTGCCAAAGCCAGAGCCCGTAGACTACTACGAACTAAAAAACACCCTACTGCTACAGGTGGATGGCTTTTTAGTCGCAATGAACAAAGACGACTATGAGGCATGGTATGGCAAACTAGGGGAAAAAGACTGGGCGGAGATAAGGCGCAAGGCAGACTGGATGGAGGCAAAATATGAACAAGAAACAAAAGCCAAGTGAAAAAACCAGTGATGATGTGGTGTTGTCCTGGAAACTCTCTGGCCCCAGTGGGGAGTTAGCAACCCCCCCAGCGGCGCTGTTTTCCAAGGCCACACCCCATATAATGTCTGTCCTGGAGGTTGCGGTGTCAGGCGGATGTAGCCTCCACCCCAAACCAATCCCGCTGTATGAAAACAGGGGGTCAATCGTTTTTATGTGGGGTGATTTTGTTTCGGCCACTACCAGGCAAAAATATCAAGCCACCTACGGCCCCATCGAAAAGAATGATTTTTACCACCAGAGAATGACGAGGGAGGGTATACGTGCGGGATATTACTGGGGAAGATTACGAAGTACAGGAAACGTATGAGGAGCTTATGAGTAAGCTTTTTAAAGGTGGGCTTTGTTCCTTATGAATACGTGGTACAAAGTGTTTAAATCTGATTTAGCTTACAGCCCAGCAGGGATAGGTTTAAGAGAAACTGAAAACTATGTAGATTTAGAAAGCGGAGGCAGTATATCTAGGGTAAAAAAGAATTCAAAGTTATTTATGTATTTTAGGGATAAAAGAAGGGCTTTAGATTACTGTGAAAGAAATTTAACAATCAGAATGGAGTCTCTACAATTTAAAGTAAGTGTACTGAGCCATAAAAGATCGGCAGTACGGGGGGAGCTGAGAAAATGTTGATATTAGGATTAGCGGGACATGCAGGAACGGGGAAAGATTTTCTTTGTGAGCAGATAATTAAGAACTACCCTGAGTATAGGTTTCATAGGTATGCGTTAGCAGATTTTCTTAAGGAGCTGATGTGTGTTGTACTCGATATGTCTATGGAGGAGATTAACGAGAGGAAAGGGGATAAAGACTTTAGGCAAAGGTTAATTGATTTTTCAGAGCTTGGGATTAAAAAAGTGGATCATGAGTTCTGGATTAAGAAGTTTTGGAAGGATGCACAACAAAAACGCAGGAACTACATTATTACCGATCTTAGATACCATGAAGAGCTTCATTTTATGGAAAAGCTACACGGCAAAGATAACGTAGTATTCTTTTCTACTTACGTAAAAAGGGTACATGCAGGTGTTTATAGGCATTGCGGGATGCAGATTGCGCCTTTTCAGTGTGATACATATATTGATCATATAGATATAAGTAATCTGGAAAGATATAAAGATAATCTTAGGCAACTTATTAGGACTGTTAATAGGGCCGTAAGCGCCTCTTGTATACGGGCTTGATCAGATAAAAACTAAAAATTAAAATCAAATTGCCAAATCACGAAAATTTATTTTAGTAAATTTTAGTAGGGGGTAGTCCTAAAATAAAGGAGAAAGATAATGAATGGAAAAGGTAGGCAAAATAAAGGCAAGAACTGGGAAAGACGCTGTGCTAAAGCTCTCAGTGATTGGTCTGGCATAGAATTTCGCAGAACAAAAGGATCGGGGGCGGATAAGGATGCTTATACCCTAGCCCACGAATTAGGGGATATTAGGCCGAAAGACCCCCTGCATTTTGAGCAATTTCCGTTATTAGTTGAATGCAAGGCAGTAGGAAAATTCCCATTTCACCAGATTTTACTAGGACAATGTAAGGTTTTGGATTCGTGGATAGGGCAGGTATTTGGAGATAGAAAGATATTGCAGGAGAAGGCGGGACTTAAAAAGGACTGTATAGTGATATTTAAGGCTAATAACGTGCCTGCTATGGTAGTCATAAATATACCTGTTTTAAGTAACTGTATTTATAGGGGTTGGAGGGTATTAGCTCTTGATACCTTACTGTCAACCTTTAGCTTAAAAGACCTTTGCAATTATAAAAAGTAGGGTGTATGATCAGGTGTGAGGGATGTGGCTTTTCCTCGGTGGATTTTCGGGATTTCAAAACTACTATTATCCCATTCCCAAGAGGCCGAAAAATAGACCCCAACATAAGCGATAGGAATAAGTTATTCGTTGTGTTGGAAGGCAATTTCGTTAGCTTTCGCTGTCCCAAGTGTAAAACGCTTTATACAACTAAACCAAGCGAGATTACTTTGATTTCGCTTCAAACAAAAGGACAGGGTGATTAGTGTGGAATCTTTACCTATAGTTAAAGATGATGAGATAATTACAAATTACTACACAGGCGAGAAGTGGTATTTAGTGAGCATAAACGGTAATCAAACATATGTAAATGAGGCAAAGTATAAGCAATTACAAGGCCCAAGCGAGAAATTAATTCCTAATATTACTTGATTTTATACTATATTCGCAGTAAACTAAAAATAACCGAAGTAAGCCACCATTAAACGGTAAGGATTTTTATAGTTCTTACCGTTTTTTTATGCCTGATAAACTTTCAAACGAATTCGAGAAAAGGGCAAAAGCCTTAAAATCCAAAACATTTAAAAACATAGCGTCTAGGAAGACCATACTAAAGCTTCTTAGGCCTATATACCCGGATAAGCCTGACAGCTTCTTATGGTCTGTTTGGCAAACTCAGATGGATGTTTTAGTTAATCTTGTATGCCTGGGTTATGGGGTGGGTATAGCAGGCCAGCATTTCACAGCCGGGGTGCTTCACCCGGATACCCGAAAAGGTAAAACTATGGTCAATATTCGCAACACCGGGGAGCTAATAGATATGGACCCGAAAGTAATGATCAAGTTCAAGCATTACCCTGATTTTTTAAAAACCATGAACGCCGTGTACTACTCTGATTTAAAAGAGATTGTCCCGGAGCTATTTGGTGATGACTAACAAATATTTTCAAAATTTTGTTATCAACGAAGCGGCGCTGAAAAACATACCTTTATTAACTAAAACTCACAGCCTAAAATCTTTACGTGGAAAATTTGAAATTGAAGTCGTAGGCAGTCAAAAAGTTAATAAAGCATGGCAGATAGAAATACCTAAAAGTAAAAGAAGTGGTAGGGTTTCTTCTTTATTGTCTACAGAATACATGGAAGATCAGGTAATAGTAGTTTCCGAACCTGAGATTACACGAACTATTACCTCCCTGGATCGTAAAATTGTTTTTCGAGCTTGCGATATAATCTTAGTCGAGTCCTGTGATTTATCTTGGCTATCTCTAACTTCCACAGGCCATGTGGAGTTAGCTGATTGCAATTTGTATAAAATACAGGATACAAAGGTTAGAGCTTCTGCGGGAGTTAACCCGGAGTCCGGGTTATCCGTTCATAGGTATTCTATTCCAGATAATCAGTTATTGACTATAGCGGAGCTTTTAAGGCCTAAAGGGGTAAGAAGCATAGAAGATATGCCTTACTGCTGGTTATGCCCCCCCAAGCAGGAATACACAGATATAGAGATAGAGCTTGAGGGGCAGGTTTGGCATACTAGGAAAGACTTACTATTGGGCTACTGCTTGTTAAAGAGGTTTTTGTATAGCACGAACTCTAGCATACGCCACTACTCTCCTCTTGACGCTTTGGGCTGGTTATACCTAGAAAAGGCTTTTATATCTGAGGAAATAGGAACGATCCTGCAAAACATAAGCCCTACAGGATCGAAATTGATTCTCTAATCAGGTAACCTGACTGCTACCAGTAATTTACCCTTGGATATATGTTTAACGCTCTTTGTTTTACCTTTAATCTGTTAATCTCAGAATCCGTTGTGCGGTTGATTTGTATTTTCTTTAGTGGCCATTTCTATTTACTTTTTCCTGGTGTGACAGTGCTTGATTGTGAATCCGCAAGATAAGCTGCAACTGCTTCATTTATTAGGCCTTTCTAAGAATAAGG